AGCAACGGAACAAAAACAGGTACTATACTAGATGGCAATACAGCAGCTACATATTCTGAAGGTGCAGCAAACACAGAAACATCACAACATGGCACGTTTTCAGGTTCTGCCGTCAGCAGCATCAATGTAAATGACGATGTTATTGTATGTGAGATATGGTTTCAAGTAACACAAGCTATGGCAACATCATATACTCATACATTCTATTATGACGGAACGACAGAGAACAGGGCAACGGGCAATACCGTAAGTAATCATGCCTCATTTATCGAAACTCCTGAAGCATTATCATTTGTAACAGGAGCACAAGACGGTATAGGCTGGCAAGACATAGGCGTAATGGAAACAGTTTGAGGATAGTTCTCTTTCAGTGAATTCTGATGCATTAAATTAAGTTTTATGGTTACTACCATTAGAGTGCCGATTGATTTGCGTAATCCACGCACTCAAAGCTTGGCAGGTAATTCCTACTTTAATGTGGTGGCACTCACTAACCAAGATTTAGGTTATTGGAACTTTGTTAAAGATGTTGTAGGCAAAGTTTATGGTGTTGCTGAAATTCCAAACAATGTAAATGCAGCTCCTAATGCCAAACTGATTCTCACAATAGGTGCAAATGCAACCACAGGCGTGACTACATGGGGATGTGGATATGCAATTGTCAATAATGACGGTGCATCAGTAAATGTTTCTTTCACTAATCCGTCAGACCAAGACATTACTGTTCCGGCTACAGCAAGACTGAGCAAAGAAGTTTCATTCACACTATCAACAGGCACATTTACAGCAAAATATCTGCTATTCTTTGAAATCACTCACAATGGTACAGCAACAAACGACACTTTAGCAGTAGACACTGAACTCTATAATGCACAATTGGAGATTGATGTTAATTGACAGCACTGACTCAGGCACAAATTGACAAGGTATTTGCAGACCTAGTTAATGAAATACTTCGAGCCAGCAACGGTGCTGCAATAACACTTACAAAAACAGACATTAAAGGAGCAATCACTGACACGAACACTTGGATTGATAATAACGCAGCTTCATATAATAATGCATTGGCAGCTAACGTAAAAAGCACTTTGACATCAGCACAAAAGAGTCTCTTGTTTGCATATGTTGCTCTGAAGAAATACTCAGGGTGAGCCAATAAGTTGGCTCGTGGCTTTGGTGGAACTACAGCAGACCATATTGATGCAACAGCAGTTTCCAGTTTAGATATTACTGGAGACATCTCAATTGCTGGCTGGGTTTACATCAGCACAGCTGTTGGATTTTCTACCGTCTTGTATAAAGGGCACGATAACGTACAAGCAGACAGGAAAAATAATTACAATATAGACTTTGGTAGTGATGGCAAGACATTTCGTTTTCTATACATTGATGGGTCAAACAACTTTCAAGGATACGCCTCTGCTGCTAATGCTATTTCAATTACCACATGGCATCATATTGCTCTAAAATATACATTTGGCACCGGCAGTTCAATGCAGCTTTATCTTGATGGCAGCACATTAAGTGGCAGTTGGATAGCAGGCACAGGAAATACTGCTACGGTAACAAATACAGATAAGCTATATTTTGGTGCATTTTTGAAAACTGGCAGCACATACCAAAACCCATCAAATGGCTCATTGGCTGATTTTGGTATATGGAATACGTTATTAACAGCAGGTGAAATATCTGCACTTGCAAAAGGAGTTTCGCCTAACCTCACAAGAAGAAGCTCTTCCAAGTTTTATATGCCATTTTGGGGCACTTCTAGCACTGAAGCAGACCTTTCTGGCAATGGTGCTAACGGTGCAGTAACAGGCACTACTGTTAGTGCTCATGCTCCGGTTGGAAGATACACACCTAGAAAACGTTTCCTCCGTCAGTTCTTTCCACATCCGGGTTGTACAAATATTGGATTTACTGATGGCATTGGTGTAAATACAGAATTTCCAGAATCAATCAGAGTAAACACAGAGATACAGAGTAATCTGAATAATCAAAGTCAAACTAACACTGTAAACACGCAACAGATAACAAAACCAGTCTGGGTGAATCCAGCATGAGCAATACAATGCTCTGGATAACCTATGCTCTCGGCATACAAGCCGGAGGGGTACATAAATGGTCGTTGTAAGAAGACCACCTCCAAAATACGATACATGGGCAGCCATACTTTCAAGCTCAACTTCTATTTTTCACACTACCGATGCACTCCTAAATAAGACTCTATCTAAAACTCATACTACAGACAGCTCACTAAAGAAGACACAAACAGTAACTCACAGCACAGATGCTTTTCTCAAGAAAACTTTTACAAAGACACACACAACTGACGCAGAACTCAAAAAGACATTATCTAAAACTCACACCACTGATTCAGAGCTACAGAAAACACTATCTAAAACACACACAACAGATTCGTTACTCAAGAAGACAGCAACTCTTACTCATACTACAGACAGTGACCTTAAGAAAACAATTGCTAAAACACATACAACAGATGCTGAGCTACAGAAGACCCAAACCAAGACTCATTCAACTGACAGCTTACTCAAAAAAACACAGACATTAACGCACTCAACAGACTCTCTACTAAAGAAGATCCAGACTAAAACCCAAACTACTGACTCGTTACTTAAGAAGACAATCACTCAAACACACACTACAGATAGTGAATTACAAAAGACTATTGCAAAAACCCATACTACTGATGCACTTGCAGCAAAACGTGGCACAATCCAGCACACAACAGACAGTTTACTGAAGAAAACAGTTGCAAAAACACACAATACAGATTCAGCCCTACTAAAGACTCAGGCGATTGCTCATACCACTGATTCAGAATTACAGAAAACACTTGAAGTATCACATAGCACAGACTCTGCTCTTAAAAAAACTATCATTGTTGGTTTACCTGAAACTAAATTCTTTGACTATGTAAGTGGAGTTTATATATTTGCAAATCTTGGCGGCTGTAGTAATGGATATTCCGATGTTGCTGGGCAACAAATACTATCAGGCTCAGATTCTATAGGAAAAACTCTATCAAGAATTGATATTAGATTAAATGCATTTGATCCAAACGGCACTAGAAGTGGAACAGTAACAATAGGTGTTTTTGATACATCTGGCAATGTAATAACATCATTTGGTACAATAGATGCTTCTGAAACGCCGTTAGCCAACGATACTGAAATATTTTCGTTTACAGGGTCACACATAATAGCAGAAAATGATATAATTGGTGCAAAATACACAAGTGGTACATTTTCATATAATGTTAACACATTTTATGAAGATACTACAAATCCGAGTAACACAAGATCAATAATTCTAAATTGTGGAACATTAAGTCCACAGACACATCCGTTTGCAGCCACATTCTACTATCTACCGCCACAGAGTCACACGACAGATTCATTATTACAGAAAACAATTACCGTATCTCACACTACAGATGCGTCATTAAATAAGAAGCAAACAAAGACTCACTCTACTGATTCTTACAAAGTATTACGAATTTCAAAAACCCACAGTACTGACAGTGATTTAAAAAAGACAATAAGCAATGTACACACAACTGATTCACTTCTAAAGAAAACTTTTGCTGTAACTCACAGCACTGACTCGGAACTCAAGAAGACATTATCTGTATCTCATTATACTGATGCACTACTAAAGAAAACTCAAACAAAATCACATTCAACAGATGCGTTACTAAAGAAAACACGTAGTGCAGCTCATACTACAGATGCAGAACTCAAGAAAACACAATCAGCAAGCCAAACTACCGATGCATTATTAAAGAAAACTGCAACTGTTGTCCATACAACAGACAGTGAACTATTAAAGACAATTTCAAAGAGCCACACTACAGATGCCGAGCTAAAGAAGACAAAATCAGTATCACACTCTACAGACACTTATCTTAGCACAGCAAATAGCAAACGGCACACTACAGACAGTTTCTTAAAGAAAACACAAACTGCTGCTCATTCTACAGATGCATATACTGTATTAAGAAAATCTGTAAGCAGCACAACTGATAGCTTACTAAAGCAAACATTTGCACGTGCTCACAGCACAGATGCATTACTAAAGAAGGCATCTGTAAAAACTCATACAACAGACTCTGCCCTAAAGAAGCAGCAAACACTTCAGCACAGTACAGACAGCTTCATAAAGAAACATTCACTCGTTTCACACTCTGTTGATGCATTATTACAAAAGACTAGAACAGCCTCACACTCCACTGACTCATACCTCTTAGCTCACGGAACAGGGCAGGTATATCACACAACAGATGCCTATCTACGAGCATCCCAAGCTGGCGGCGGCAGTGGTGGATACAAGCCGGGCAAGAAAGGTGGCAGAACTAAAAACATTGCCAAGAAAGTAAAGATTGTAGATACTGGCACAACGCCAATGATTTTTGGCTATTCCCAATTGCCACAGGGAATGGATAGAATCGTACAATCAGGCTCTGGCGTTGTATATGCCAAGATGGTTGTTGATGATTATGACAAGCTTGTATCAAAGCTGTTAGTTACTGTTACAAAAACACCAAACCCGGCTCATATGTCTGCTCAAATGCAGGTCAACTTTGAGCAAAAGAAGCTGCATACATTCAGCAAGATTGAGTTAATTAGAGATAGTTTAGTGCCAATGCATTCCAAGTTTGAAGCAAAACAGCACAATGTAATGGCAAGCAAGTTCCAAGTCATAGAAAATGTAAAGGAGTTGCATTCCAAGATAGTCAGAAAGGTGCACAGAGAGATAACCTATGTTTCAAAAATAATCAGGAGCACATCAGGGCTGATAACATCACCTAGAAAGATGTACTCTATCACAAAAGAGTATGGGCTGATTACTTCAAAACTGGTAACACCAAAACAGATGTTTAGAACAAAACAGCACAGTCAGCTAGTTTCACTAGAAGCAGCAAACATCACACTTACAAGCCATATTGTAGCAGAGGCAAAAGGCATGGCTAATGCCACAATTGATGAAGAAGTCGTTGAGTTGCAAAACTACTTAGATATGCTTGAAAGGCTAGATGAGGATAGTGTCTGAAGCACCAATTCGTAGTGAGATATTGGAGAAAGCATTCAACAAGATTGACGATGCACTTGTAGATGCTATAAATGAGAATGATATGAGCTACACTGAAATTCTTACTGTTTTGACATGGTTGGAGCAAAAAGTGCATACACACATGATAAAAGATGTGGCTAAAAATGTGCTTGGTGAGATAGCTTCTAGCATGAAGTCATGTTGTAATGATGACAACTCTCACTACCAGTAGATAGTTCATATTTTCTTATTTTTGGTTCTCTGCTCTTAGTAAATGTCTACAGTTAATCGTTTAGCTTCTTTCGAGTTTTTGGAGGACACACGTGAAGGCAAAATATGGCATATTGAGGCAATACATGTTACCACAACCAGAAATCAACGTAAATATACACAGAATGAATTGCAGGCAGCTGCACGTTCTTTATCATTCAGACCACTAAACATCAACCATGATGATAGTCAGATGCTTCCGTACCCAGAAAATGAAACACTGGAAATGGATTTTGATGCTAACAAGAATGCAGTTAGTGGAAGAATGCGTGTGAATAGTTCCGAAATCAATCGTATGATTGAGCAGGGTTTGATTAACAAGCTTTCTGTTGAGCAAATACCAATAAAAGGTGAAACATGTGGCTGTAGTTTGGTAGAAGGCTGTGCCTGTGAACAGCACGGCATAACATTTGTTGGGTTGGCATTACTTACAGCTGACAAACAGCCGGGCGACCCTATGACAGAGATTAGATCAGAATCAGCAGAGCCACTAAAGATTCAGGAAGCTTTACTGGAAAGCTTGGTTGCTCCTAAGCCAACAATAAACCCAGATAATTTTGCAACACTTACAAACACATATGCTTATCCGGTTACTTCCACAACCACAGCATCAAATTATGATGCAAATCTGACTTTTACTGTTTCAACTGAAGAGGCAAGAAGTCAGCTAGAAACCAAAGGTTGGAATCTAGAAGGTTCAATGAAATGCCCAAAGTGTGGTGAAGAGTGTGATACAGCACAAGAGATGGCTAACCACATGATAAAGGAACATGTAGAAGATGAGGAAGAAAAGTTGAAAGAAGCAGATTATCCATGGGAAGACTGCATTGCTGACCAGAAAAAGAATGGCAATGATGACGAATCTGCTAAAAAGATATGTGGCTACATAAAGGCAAAGTATGGTGGTGAATCATACCAAGAAGCTAAGCAAAAGATAATGGCTGAAAAGATGGAAGATATTGCAGGTGTTGCTGGCATTTCCAATGTTGACAATAAAAAGAAAAAGAAAGATGTTGAAGAGACATTGTTAGAAGGGTTGAAAGAATCAGCAATGGGTGATTGCATTACACATTTCAAAGATGAAGGCAAGCCACACGACCAAGCTTTGGCAATATGTTTGAATACAGATGACCCAGCCAAGTATGCAGAAGCTGAAAGCATTTTGTTAGAAGACTTGGGCAGAGTAAAAGGTGGAGCAGTAAAACAAAGCCAAAGCTGTGCTGATGATATGACATTCAATCCAGAAACTGGCAAATGTGACCCAAAATATGACCAATCACAAATGTCAAAAGATGATTTAAAATTCCCAGATACGCCACCAATGGGCAAAATAAATAATAGTGTGAATTAAAAATGCCGTCAGCTGATACCAGTGTAGCATTGGGCAATTTAGCACCTGAAGAACCAAAGCAAGTTTTCACTACACAGGATGATGAAAAGGTATGTGAAATCTGTCAGGAGTATGCTGATGAAGTTTATGAAGAAGGCGACCCTGACATGCCAAGCATACCAGAAGACACACATCCAAATTGCAGGTGTGAATATGAAGAAAGCTACAATGAATCAGTAGGCAAAAAGATGTACAAGTTTAAGAAAGATGCAAAGAAAAAGAAGAAAGAATTTAACGATTGCCACGGAGATGATGGACGGTTTTGTAGCACAGGTGACGGCGAAGCAACTGCTGGAGAAAGAATTTCTCCTACAACATATCTAAAAGGCGATCCGAATAAAATTAAAGTTGGCGATGTTGTAACCATTAAGAGTGGAACAAACGAAGGTTGGCATTTGGTTGTTCTTGATGCCGGATATAAGAAAATAGGTACAGATGGAATCCCAACAGGGTCTAATGGGAAAAGTGCTGGGGACAAGCTTACGTATGAAGGCGATTTGTTAGATAGTGGGCAGGTTGCATGGGTTTGGGCAGACAATATCACTAAAACTGGGCAAGCTGTACATCCAGACAACATAGAAGAAGACGATGAAGGCAGTTATATTTATAAACCAAAATCTGGTGTTCCAACTTTTGCAGAAGCTAAGAATGAAGCAAACCCAGCTCATGACCATAAAGGCAAGTTTACATCAATATATGATGTTTCTAAACAATTCTTGGCAGCAAAACAAATACTGCAAACTAGACATGGTGATGGGCAAGTGCTAGTGCATAGAAAGCCAAATCAAAAGCTAGGTGGGCAAATGATAACAACCAAGCATACTAAAGACAATGGGGAAACAAACACAATCACACACCATGTTCAAACAGATGATGAAAAGAAATGGGTGCTAAATCCATTTGTTGCTACAACTGGTTATATGGGCAATACTAAGTCAACTTTCAATTCAGCAATGGGTGAATACTTGGTAAAGCAAGGTAAGATTGTTACCAAGAAAGTTGGTGCAAAATCAAAATCTGGAACAGCAACATCACCAGCAGCTCCAACAGTACCAACTGCTACAGGGAAATAGGATAGTTCTTCTAGGCATTCTGCCTAGCTTACTGCATTAGTAAACAAAATTGGCAACAAGTTTAAAACCAATTTCAAAAGACGAAGTAAATAAAATTCTATCAAAAGCAGGCTATACACTTGATCTAGCTGAAGAAGCTGGCAAAAAGAAAATGCCGGCTCCAATGATGGACAATGATGCTGATGACAAAAAGAAAGAAGACAATTTTAATGGAGTTGCTTCAGTAACTCCGGGAACTTCTACATCAACATCAAATGGAACACTTGTAAGTGCTCCGGCTCCAAGCATTGGAACTTCTGATGCTGGCAAAGCTATATCTGATAATGGAACAGGCAAGGCAACTGATGTTGCTGTAGGCGATACAGCTAAAGCAGTAACACGTGATACACCATCAACCACAACTGCACCGGCAACTGGTGGAGGGAAGGGCGATGCAAACTTTGCTGTACCAAATGGCGATAAAATCTATGGTGAAAAGGATAGTTCTTCTATCACAAAGGAATGTGGATGTAAATCTAGTAGAATGTCTACAACTGAAACTAATGAAAATAAACCAGTAGAAAAACAGGCACCACAGACTAATGATTTTGCAACAATAATTGATGCATTCAAAAATCATGAGCAGAAGACTCTAGAAAAGCTTTCTGAGCTGATTGGCGTGATTGCACCAAAGAAAACAGAAGCAGTTCCATCAAGCAAGGTTGACAACACTGTGGCAGATGCAAAGGCACAGGAGTTTACAAAGATGCGTGAATGGTTCATTGACACAGCAGCTCACAAGAACACACTCCCAAGCTATTCATGGGCAGTAAACAAAGACGAAATCATGCAAAAGTATCTTGGTGTGAATTATGACGGTATTGTACCAAGCACTTTTGAGCCAACAATGAGAAAGATTGAGGCAGTCACTGTAACTGGAGGCGATATGCCACAGTTCTTCAGCAACCAGATTCACAGGATACCGGGAGGCAGAATTCCACTCAATGTTAGACCATACTGCAACTTTGTCAACCTAGACCAGCAAGACAGGGCAAACTGGTACAAGATTGACGGTATGAGTGCAGCAACAATCACAGAAGGTTCTGAACCATCAGCAGCTTCACAAACAGTCACCAAGATAACTGCAACTCCAGCAATCCGTGGTGTGTACCAGAAGATTGGATACTCACAAGTTGAGAATGCACCGTTTGACTTGGTGCAGTCAGTCCAAGACCAGATGGCACTTTCACTGATTGATGACGAAGCAAAAGACTTGCTGACAACTGTATATGATGCAGTAACACCAACCAACTGGGTTAATGCTAACTCTGGCGCAGCCATAACAGATGACGATGTTGCTTCAATGACTTTCAAGAGGGACGGCATTGTTGCAGCAAAGAGACTGATTGGGCAGCAAGGCTTTGATGTCAGACCCGGAAACCTCGTTCTGTTCATACATCCAAAGAACTACCAAGACCTGCTACTTGACACAAACTTGAACAACTACTACCAGTATGCAACTCCAGACATCACTGCACGTGGTGTACTTGAGATGATATATGGTGTAGATATTGTTGTATCAACACATGTCAAAGCAAAGGACAATGCAACAAACGATACCTACAGAAACGTAATGGCAGTGAAGGGATTGGCATTTGGACTTGCCAGTGCGAGGAACATAACATTTGAAGCACAACGCAGAAACGAGCTTCAGCAAATCCTCATAACTGCAACCCAAAGGGTCAAGGGAGCTGTCATAGACGAGACAGGTACTTGCAGAATTTCTGGGGCACAGTGAGTTAACACTCACTTTCTCTTTCTTTTCTATTTTTATCTAGCAATATTTTTATTCTCAAGTATTTTCAATATTTGCTGTGCCGTTAGCACCAAATCCTCATCGTCATCAGTGCCCAAATTGTCAAGAAAAATACATGTGTGACAGCTATCGTTGCCAGACTATTGCATACCATTATTGGGACAGAGTTAATTGTCGAAGATGCTTTGGAAGACAGGCATAAATACAGTGTATCAATCTATCTTTATTCATGGTACAACAAGTTGATGCACCAACTGAAAAGCAGAAACAGGCAATTGCTAAGGCTTACATAGAATATGTAAAATATGGCAAATCTTCAAGGCAGACTACTGACAAGCTTATTGATGCTCTGATGGATGCAATAATTGGTGAGAAGCAAGCTGCCAAGATTAGAAAAGAAAACACAACCAAGAATTCAGGTGGGCTACAAGTAAATGTCTAGGTCGTTATATCGTGGCTGCATAAGATGTGGCAAGCTGCTTGCCCCATGGTGTTCTGAAAAGTGTACAGAAAATCATACATACGCAATGTTCAACAGAAATTATCTAGCATCACTAATGTCTGAAGGTGTGCTGAATTAGCTGAATACGACAATTCAATCATAAGCAAATATTATGAGTACAAAAAGAATGGTGGTACTAGCAAGAAGTGGGTTGATGAACTTATTGATGCATTAGTGCAGCCATTTATTGAAGCTGAAAGACAACCTGCTGAATTAATTCCAGCATTACGTTTATTGGCACCTAAAACACAGCTTCCACCACCACTTGCTGTAATAAGACCAAGAATTGAGCATGTTGTTAAGAATGCTGATACTATTAGAAAACAAGCTAGAATTGCAGCCGGCTTGGTATTTTACAATGAAGCTAGGCTTTTGAAAAGATGTCTTGATAGCTTACGTGAATTTGATTTAGTAATTTGTATTGATGGTGTTTATGATGTTGCAAAAGGCAAGCCATTGAGCACTGATGGCAGCCGTGATATTGTACAGAGTTATGAAAACACATTGCTTGTTGATATGCCGTACCATAAGCAAACTGTTGTTAGAAATCAATACATGAAAGAAGCTGTTTGGAATGATTGTGATTATCTGCTTGTATTTGAAGCAGATGAGTACATAACAGGGGATATGAAACAGTTTAGAAACAATCTGCCTGTTCATGATAAGACAAAGATTACTGACTTGGTTTACAATATTCCAATGCATTATGTAGGACAGAATCATGTGGTAAAGTCACCACGTTTCTTCTACAAACCTGAATTGGTAAGTTATGGCAATACACATTCTACATATGTTGTTAATGGCAAATCATGGCTAGTTAGAAATGGCAATGAAAGCAACACATTCCAAACATTATCTGGCATAGTTGTGAATCATGATGAAAGACCTAGAACTAAAGACCAAGAAGAAAGAGCAGAAGAATACAAAGAAGCTTTGGTGAAGCAAGAACGTGCAGAAAGACATGCTTTAACAAAAGCAGGTGATGTGCTCTAATGCATTTCATACTCTTGATGTTAGGAGTCGTTGTTGGGTTTGGCTTTAGTGTTTGGTGGAACGAAAGAAAAAGGAGGAAGGAAAGTGACGACTGAGATTTCACAAACAGCAAAAATAGGCAAGAATGTTACACTACGCAATAATATCTTCATTGGCGATAACGTAAAAATTGGTGATAACTGCAAGATAGCTAATGCTTGTGACATTAATCAAGATGTCGTTATTGGTGATAATTGCAATCTTCAAACTAAAGTGGTACTTAGTCGAGGCACTAAAGTAGGTAACAACTGTTTCTTTGCAGGTGGCGTTATGGTTGCTGATATTAGATATCCAGATGTTGGTGAACAGATTGGCAAGCCAACTGAAATAGGAAATAATTGTGTACTTGGAATGGGGTCTTTGATTATTGGTGGAATAACTATTGGGGATAATGCAGTGATTGGCATGGGTGCTGTAGTTACCAAAGATGTGCCGGCAAATGAAGTATGGATAGGCAATCCGGGTCATGCTGTCTGGATAGAACCTCCAGAGTGGTACACAATTGGCGATGAAGTAGGCACACATGGTGGTAAGAAAATGTTACGTGAAGACTATGAGGAGAAAAAACGAAAATGGGTAGAGGAGCAAAAACATGGGTAATGTTGTTTTCTGGTCTGGTGGCGAAGACTCAACACTTGTAGCTATAAAACTGCTCAGAGCAGATAAGCCTGCCACTCTCATATCTATAGACAATTCATGCATTGGTGGTGCTAGACAGCAAAACTTAGAGGCAATCAGTCGTAAAAGATGTCTTGATAAAATGAAAAAAGAGTTTTCCTTAGTAGCCCACAAGAATGTAGTATTTGATGCAGACTTTGCAGGCACTAGCACTCAGCCAGAAATATTCATGGGACTGTTCCCACTTTTGTGTAAGGATGGGGATACAATTCATCATGGAGCAATTAAGACAGACACATTCTGGCACAGAATAGATAGATTAAGACCAGCTTTTGATGCAATGTGTAAAGCCTGTGATATTAAATTAAACTTGGAATTCCCATTGGAATGGTATGATAAGAAGCAGGTTAGAAATGAGCTAAAGAAATATGGCTATCTTGAATTTACAATTCATTCTGGAGATGCATTATAATCATGGATTTTAAAGCAGAAGCAACAAGAATAGAACGTTTCATTTACTCATATGTTGATGAGGCAAATGCTGATGGTGTAGTTGTAGGCATTTCAGGTGGCTTAGACTCTGCTGTTGTTGCTACCTTAGCTGTACGAGCTTTAGGTAAAGACAAAGTGCACTGTTTGTTTATGCCTACATTAAACACACCAATGGAAGATACAGAAGATGCTGGTAAAATGATGTCAGTATTGGGTGTTGATTTTGCAGTTGGTATAATCCAACCAATAATTGACTCATACATACTACCAAAGAATGTTAACAGAGCAGTTCTTGGGAATCTTGTAGCACGTATTAGAGCCACAATGCTGTATCTTCAAGCTAACCAAAACAACTGTCTTGTGTTAGGCACATCTGACAAATCAGAACTTATGCTAGGCTACTTTACTAAATTTGGTGACGGGGCAGCTGATTTGCTGCCTATTGCACATTTGTACAAAACAGAAGTCAGACAACTAGCCAGATTCTTAGAAATACCAGAAAACATAATCAAAAAGCCATCAAGCCCAGCTTTAATTAAAGGGCAAACAGCAGAAGATGACTTGGGATTTACTTATGATGAGATAGACAGAATGCTGAAAGGCGAATTACCTATGCATTCCTTCATTGAGATGCTAATCTCACGCAATGAACACAAAAAGCACATGCCTCCACAATTGACTTAGTTATATTAAAACAATGTTCGGCAACAACAAGAAGTTGAATATCAGTTTTTGTGGTGCCGGCAAACTCGGACTTCCCGTAGCACTTGCATGTGAAGCAAAAGGACATAATGTTATGGTTTATGATGTAAACCCAAAGGTTGCTGAAATACTGGCAACAAAACAGCTGCCCTATCTTGAAGCTGGAGCACAAGAACTGCTAAACAATACTCACATTCGTTATACCTCATTGGAAGAAATTGTTTCCCATGGAGAATTGATATTTGTACCTATTCAAACACCACACAATCCAAAGTTTGAAGGCACAACATGTATGCCTGAAGAACGTGTTGATTTTGATTATAGCTATTTGAAGGCAGGAATTAAGGCACTTGCCGATGAAATAGCAAAACAAGGTGAAGAAAAGATTGTTATCATAATATCAACAGTATTGCCCGGCACAGTTGAACGTGAAATCAAGCCTTTACTCAATGATAAAGTCAAGCTGTGCTATAATCCATTCTTCATTGCTATGGGTCAAACAATTAGTGATTTTCTTAATCCAGAATTTGTTTTGTTTGGGGTAGATGATAAGTCAGCTGCAATTGCTGCCAAAGCATTCTATGCTACTATTCACAGCAAGCCGGTTTATGAAACAACAATCAAGGCAGCAGAACTGATAAAGGTAGCTTACAACACATACATAGGACAAAAGATTGTATTTGCCAACAATCTTATGGAAATTTGTCACAAGCTGGGCATTAATGTTGACGATGTGACTGATGCATTAAAGCTGGCTACTGATAGACTGATTTCGCCAAAATACATGTCAGCCGGTATGGGTGATGGTGGTGGATGTCACCCACGTGATGGAATTGCTATGTCATGGCTTGCTAAACAGCTTAATCTTAGTTATGATTGGTCTGAAGCTGTCATGCTGGCACGTGAAAAACAGACAGCATGGCTTGCTGATTTGGTGCAATTAAGCTGTGCTGAATTAAAAATATGGATACTTGGCACAGCATACAAACCAAATACAAATTTAACAATAGGCAGTCCGTCACTTTTGCTTAAGAATATGCTTCTTGAACGTGGCTTAAATGTAGGCACATATGACCCATATGTTGACCTAGAATTTGACCCACCTTTTGCCAAGCCGGCATTGTTTTTCATAGGCACAAAACACGATGTTTTTAAGAAATACAAGTTCCCTAAAGGCTCGATTGTTATCGACCCATGGCGTTACATTAAAAAGCAGCGTGGGGTGAAACTATTGCCGATTGGAGGAATTGGCAAGTAATTGAACGTCTTAGTGGTTGGAGCAACCTCAAAGAATAGAAGTAGAGACAACAAAGGCAGATTTGTAAGAACTCGCAAGGTTTGGAGTTTGGACAATTTTAATGATGGCTACATTGGCCCAAAAGGAAGATTTATGATATATTTACCATCACATTCCCGTGCCAACAGTGAAGGATATGTTTTACGTGAGATAGCTGCATACGAAGTATATAATAAAACTATTGTGCCAAAAAATATGCAAGTGCACCATAAAGACGAGAATAGACTAAACGATACAAAAGACAACCTACAATTAGTCACTGGTAGTGAACACCAGAAAATCCATGCAAGACTAAATGGTGAACGATTTATGAAAACATGCAAAAACTCAAAGTGTCGTAAGCCATTTGAAACTACTCGTTGGAGAAAGAGTATTTTTTGTTCAAGATATTGCGCCAGACATAGACCACAATCTTTAGCTGCTAGAATGAAAAAAAGTGAAGCTGCAAAGATAGCTTGGGCGACTATTAGGAGGCACAAACAATGAACGTATTGTGTGTCGGGGCGGCAGGGTACATAGGAACAGCAGTAACAACACAGCTTTTAGATTGTGCAACTGAAGTAATGGCATACGATAACCTTTCACGTACTGGGAAACATGAATTGGGGCATTTGATGAGTAATCAGTGGTTTCAATTTATTCGTGGTGATGTAGCAGATATTGATATGAACAAGTTTTCAAGTGCTGATTGTGTAATCAATCTAGCTGCTTTGAATTTGCCTTCTTGTGAAGCTCATCCAAATTTATGCAGAAGCACAAATGAAGTTGCAGCTATAAAGTTAGCAAAAGAGTGTGTTGGTCGTGGCATTCATTATGTATTTTCAAGTACATGTTCCAACTATGGCGTAAAGACAGATAGTTATGCTGTCGAAACAGACAAACTTGTGCCTACAAGCAATTATGCTAGAAGTAAAGTGGAGGTTGAAAATGCAATAAAGGACTGGAAAGATGTTACAATTCTAAGATTTGCAACAGCTTATGGTGCTGGAGCAATGTTTAGACCTGACTTGTTGTTACATGAATTCATACACAGTGCATTGACAAATCATAAAATCGTGTTACGTGGTGCTAACTTTTATCGTCCACTATGTCATATTGACGACATTGCCATGGCGGTATGTGAGGCAGTAATGGGCAAAAAGACTGGCATTTACAACATAGGAGGTACTGAAAACAACTATAAGAAGCAAGAGCTTGCTGAAATGGTGCAATTCTTTACAAATTGTGATATAGAATTTGACAAAAACCAAACAGACCCAAGAAACTATAAAGTTTCATTTGAGAAAGCAAAGCAGGAGTTGCATTTCACACCATATCACAACATTAAAAAAGACATTGAATTGCTAGTAGACTATCATAAACAAGGTTTGCTGAATTTTGGGGATTCCACTATTTGAGCCATCATGGGGAAAAGAAGAAACTGATGCTGTAACAAAAGCAATCCAAGAAGGGCAACTTAATGAAGGCAAGTATGTGCGTGAGTTTGAGAAGCTTTTTGCAGATTTCGTAAAGGCAAAATACTGCATATTTGTGCCCAATGGTGCATTAGCTTTATGGCTTGGAATAAAACAATGGACAGATGAAAATGCTACTGCGTGGCTTAAAGATATGCCTATTCGAGTTGGTGATTATTATGGTATATTTGCTGCCAATGCTGTGAGAATGTTAAACAAGCAGGTGCATATTGTTGATACGGCAAACTGTGGTTGTGGTACTACAGATTCAGTATTTCTTACTATTCCAATTCATGTCAATGGCAGATTGGCTAAAGCTACACAAATTGAAGATTCATGCCAAGCTATAACGCATCATACAAAACATGCAATTTCATGCTATTCATTTCATCCTAGCAAGCAAATAACATGTGGTGGCATAGGTGGTGCTGTCTGCTGTGATGACGAAGAACAATATGTTGCCATGTCTGCAATTAAAGATCATGGCAGACCTGAACGTGCTACAGGTAAGCCTATTTCTGAACATCACTTGTTAGAAGGCACAAATCTAAAAATGAGTGATTTGAATGCAGCTTTTGGCATTGAGCAATTGAAACGATTACCTGAAAGGATTGATAAATTTAATAAAAACTACAAAATCTATAAGGATATACTTGGCAATAAAGTTGAATGGTTTGAAGATGCTCCAACATGGCGTGTTGATTGTAAAGTAAACAATCCTACACAAGTTATAGCCGGCTTAGCAAATGATGGCATTCATGCCAAACGTTTCTACATTCCATTGCATAGACAGGAGCAATTTTTAGATGATGATAAGAAATATCCAAATTGTATGGCATTATATGAGCATGGGTTGTATTTACCAAGTTCACCAAATCTAACTGAAAATGACATTCAGCAAGTCTGTGCCTCACTTGTGAAAAGCTTAGATTAAAATACACTATTATTTAACATGGGAGCATGGAACGTCCCGAATACATACCAGAATCTCTATGGAAAGAAGACCAGTACGCATTAGAGGAATGGTGTCAAGCAACAAATTTTGAACCTGTAGAGAAACTCATTGACTTTGATGAAGGCATGAGTTATGAAACAGACAGACAAGTTGTGTTTCGTATGAAAAATGGAAGCTACGCACATGTTCATGAATCCCATTGTTCATGTTATGGTTCACAGCCAGAAGATGTACAAGGCATCTATAAAGACCTAGACGAATTGATACAAAGTATAAAGAGCACGGATACATACGAAGGCAGCAGCACACAGAAGCTCTATCAGAAATTGCTAGAACTAAGATATGCCGTGTGATTCTTTAAGGCAACGGTAGTGAAGATGTGTTGGTGTCAGGAGAACCAGACGAATTGTATTGGTATTTAGCCAGTCTGGACTCTGCTTTGACACTAAAGCAAAGACGAGCATTAGACCCACTTACATACAAATTGATACGTGGGCATCTAAGAAAGAAGATTGGAAAGGTGCTGATGAATAAGCAATCACCAAGCTCACATGAAGATGGCTGGAATCCTAACAATCACAAATACTAAGTAAATACATAATATGCACCTGTCACATTAACTTGTAATGCAAGAATCAATGCTCATTCTAAAACTTGCTTCAGCTTGGCTAGATTATTTTGATAATTGCCGTCAAATAATGGAGCAATATCTTCGTGAATGGCGAATGGCTAGCTTGTTAATGCTTTCATTTAGTTCTGCAAGCTAGTAATACGTGGCTTATGATGATTCTGGGCAAACTGGCTTAAGAGACACAGATCGTACAACACAGCCAAGTGTTTTTGGCCCTTATGATAAAATTTATCTAGCAAATAGGCTAGGTATTAGAAATGAAGCTAACACGCATCACCAATATTTTGTTGGTGCTCCATCATTAACTGCTGATAGATACCTAACATTGCCAGACTATGATGGCAATGACACAGTTGTTGGTCGTGCTTCTGCCGATACATTAGCTGGAGTAAAAACAATCAACAATTACATGGTGTTCATGTCCCAGACTGCACCATCAGCACCTGATTCTGGTACAATTCGACTTTATGCAAAAGACAACGGCAGTGGAACTATTGAGTTATTCTATAAAAACAGTGCTGGGAGTGAACGTAATCTTTCTACAGGAGGCGGCGGAGGCGGCGGAGGCGGAGCAAGCTATCTTGATGATTTAATTGATGTTGCTATTTCAGGGGTAACAAACAATCAATTCTTGAGATACAACAGTGGTAGTGGGCTATGGGAGAATCAAACTGTTACTGTAACACATACCATGCTTTCAACTACCCATACTGATACTGTAGCAGACACAGTTGTGTTAGGTGATGTTATCTATGGCAATTCCACTCCTGCATGGCAAAGGTTAGCAGGAAACACAACCACGACTAAGAAGTTCTTGGCACAAACAGGAAATGGGACTATCAGTGCAGCTCCAACATGGGACAGCACGGTAATTCACAATGCACAAGACAACACATTTGGGGCACACTATTTTGATGTAACAAGAATAGCAGCACCCGGCAATCCGGCAGCCAATGATGGCAGATTTTATGTTAAACAAATTGATGCAAATAATGACGGCTTTTTTGTTTTACTGAAGAGAAACGGAAGCTTTACAGAGGTTCAGATAGTATGACCGTTGTATATTATGCTTTATGGGCAACAGGATTAAGTAGTGACACTAAGCCAACTTCTGTGCCTACTAATTTCATGTTCATTGAAACAGATAATCTTCGTATATGGATGTTTGACGGAGCTTCTTGGAATGTGTTGCAAATAACATGACAATTGTATATTTAGCTTCTAATTTCTTGACTGGTGTTTCTTCTGACACTAAGCCTACAAATGTTCCTACAAATTCAGTATTTGCCGAAACAAACACGTTGAAGCTATGGTTATTTGACGGTGCTAACTGGAATGTTATAGGTGGCACAAGCTGTGAAGTAAAGCCTGTTTGTACCATGGTTGCTACGGCTGTTATAGAAACCACAGAGATGAACCCATCGGCAGCTGCACTGATTGCTACAACAGTGATTGAAACAACGGAAATGAATCCTTCTGCCGCCAGCATTGTGGCAACGGCAGCTTGGTCAACACCATAAACTTCATTTTACTATTGTAGAAGGCTCATGTTTTTGAATGTCTGCAACCTTTGGCTCTCTGTCTGATAATGAAAGAGAGGCAGTATATGAAACGTTAAGACGTAATGGAATTGACGAAGATGTAATTTCAAGACTAAAAAATAAGCTTGATGGGCATCCACTTGAAGCTTATGTTACATGGACAACCCATCTTGGCACTGCGTATAAATGCCCAATAGTGATGGCTGAAAAAACACAGCCTTCTAGAAGCTTTGTCTCAAACATGATTGGGTTCTTTTATGTTAACTCTGCAAATAACGCCACTGCTACAGGTGATACAGTTCCAACAAAGGTTATCTCAGGAACAGCCACAGCTTTAGCAGCTGGTGCTAACTTTTATATTAATCATGGAAACCCGGGAACGTTGGCTGCTCCAGCAGGTTTGGTTGTTGGGACAGGTTCTGGTGTAAATACCAGTCCAACCCAGAGTGCATTAGGCACACTGATTCAATCTGGAGTAACCAGTGGGACGTTGCAGTATGGCAACATGACTAATCAGAAAATGACGACCTCTGGGCAAGACACAACAATGCTGATTTCAAGACAGTTTACAAACAGTTCTGGAGGCTCAATAACGGTCAATGAAGTTGGGCTGTATGCAAATACTACAGCTGCTTCAAACTCGGCAGCTTCAACATGGATGATTGCAAGAGATTTGGTTACTCAAACCATAACCAACGGCAACTCTGCAACATGCACATACACAATAAAAGTCACAGTATAGTTAGTTCTTTTGCTTAAAAACTGAAGCTTTGACTAGCTGTGGCGATTGTAGCTTCTGATATTGTAATGAGATTGAGTGGTGGTTCTGGCAACACAGACCCAAATGCTTCACTAGGTGGAGCAAAATCCACAACGGCTGTTACTGACAACACTTTGAATAATTTATGGGACAATGTAAGTGGTGCAGAATCTACAGCAGGCGATACTGAATACAGATGTGTTTATATTCATAATGGTCACGGTAGTTTAACTGCATATTCTTCAAAGATTTGGATAGATACAGATACAACTTCAAGTTATACAGCAATTTATCTTGGACTTGGTACTTCAGCAGTTAACGGAACAGAGCAGACTGTTGCAAATGAAAGTACTGCACCAACTGGAGTAACATTTTCACAGCCGGGTGTAGGAACAGAACTTTCAATTGGTGATTTACCATTTGGGCAACACAAAGCAGTATGGATAAAAAGAATTGTGACAGCAGGCGGCACAGCACAAGATAATGACACATACATCTTGAAAGTCAGCTGTGACACAAACCAGTGAGTGATATAGAATGGGGCAATATGTTACATTAGTTTCTGCTACAACAAATAGTAGTGGAGGAACGGAGGACTCTTTTATTGATATTACTCCAGCATCTGGGCGCATTGTAAAAATTGTTAGAATATCAGTCACTGTAAACACAGCTTCTGATGATAGCAGATACAACATCAAGATAATCAGAAAGTCTGCCCAAGGAACAGGCTCTGTTGCAGGCACGATTGTAAAGAAAGACCCACTTATGTCAGCAACAGCAGCTTCAACTACACAGGTTAAAAACGGTACATCTGCTTTTGCAGCTGGCACAGCAGTTGACTTGGTAATGAGTCCTAACTTTAACGGTAGAGCTGGATTTGATTGGGTGGCTCGTGATGACCAAGACATGATTGTGTCAAACACTGCACAGATTATTGGACTTAATATAATCTGTGACCAAGCTTCAAAGGTTGTCAACTGTAGGCTGGAGTGGCGGGAATAGAAGCAGGTAAACTGAATTGTCTGTTACTGATTATATAGCAGCAGTAAACAATTCAGCATTCCTAAATGAAACTGCTGCATATCATGCTAATGCAGTTCATGGCATGGAGCATGTTGCAGTTCACAATCCACATGCAACAAAACTAGATGCATGGTACAAATATTATAAATCACCAATTACACCAGCTGCCTACACCCACAAATACCATGCTCTCAGTTATGTAAACCCAAGTTATACTCATATTGCTAAACTTCTCACTCAAGTTGTGCCATCATACACGCATTTCTATCATGCTCTTGTTACAATTGCTTCAAATGCTTCATACACCCACAAGTATAATTTTCTTGCACTGATAACACAGTCGTTTACTCAAAAGTATCATTTGTTTTCTCTAGTAATACAATCCTTCACGCATATCTACAAAGCTTTATTGTACATTCCTGTAACATTTACTCACATTTATGATAAGATAGCCAATGTTGTAGCAGCAAGCTATACACACAGATATGATAAACTTACAGAAGTTTCACAATCATATACACACAAATACAATATGCTTGCCCAAATATTGCCTAGCTTTACCCACATCTATGATAGCCTAACCACAATATCTAGCAATGCAAGCTTTACACATATCTACAACAATCTGTCAGATGTTACATCCCAGTCGTTCACACATATATACAATAAATTAACAGGAGTTGTGAAAGCGTTTGTACATAAATACGATATTGGCGTGCCTATTGAGATACAGGCACCAACTTCAATGCAAGATGACGTAATACGTGTTGAGCCAACATCAAAGCAGAATCCCATAACTCCAGACCAAGTAGACGATGAGTACGAAGCAGAGCCAAATGGCTAGATAGTTCATATTTTATTTTCTTAGGCAGTGTTTGTGAGCTAACATGGTTTTACCAGAAGTAATCATTAAGAAAGGTGCTGACAATAAAGATTACACTTTTCAGATTTTGAATGAGGCTGGAGTTGCCCGTAATATTACAACTCTCAATGGTTACAGTGGTCAAGTGAGACTATACATTGTTGACAGATTTTCTAGACAGACAGCATTAAACAAGCTGTTAACCAATGTGAATCTTTCTACAGGCACAGTGAAATGGACAGTTCTATCAAGTGAATTGCCGGCTGTTGGGTTTTATGATGCTGAATTATGGCTTGAAAACACGGCAAGTCCTTCAACTACATACAGTGAACCTTATGAAGAGTTCCCACTCATCATAAAAGATGCAAGACTTAGCACAACAACAGATAGAAGTTTTGAAAGCTGGCCATAATGAGCACTGTACAAACTGTCACATCAACAAGTTGGAAAGCTTACTACTGTCTAGAAACATTGCCGGGCATAACACCAACAAATCCATCTTTTGTATTTCTAACAAGCATTACACAATTCAATGTTGACCCTAAACTAAAATACAAAAACACGATGGCTAGTGGCAATCTATTTCCATATTCTACTCAACTGATGGCAGTAAAACCTTCTTGCACAATCACGTTACAAATATCAGATTTAGATATACTGAATGATTTTATAAATACAACTCAGCCCTTCACTTTAATATTTAGAAATACTGATGAAAAGTTGAATGTTATACTACGTGGAGCATATGTTGAACGATGTGCAATAAAAGCAACAAATAAAGCTGATGCGTATGTTATAATTGAGCTTGGCGTTATAGCAACAAGTATTGAAAGTACAGATACAGACCCTGTTGGAAGTGTCTTTGCAAATGACCCAAAGTTTGCTGTAACAAGCATACCTGTTCAAAATGTTCAGATAAGAAATATTGGTGTTATAGATACAGCAACAGGCAGGGATGTTATTGAGGTATGGTCAAAATTTGAACTTGTTGTAGCAAAGAAAATTGTTCGTAGAATCAATCCAACAGATGGTTCAACTAGAGCTTTAGCCCATGTAAAAACAGAAATCAAGTTTTCAATAGATAGAGCAGTTTTAGCCAGTGACGCATTAACTCAAAACTCAGCCATAATTGCAGGAACAGCATCTACTTTGAAATTAGAATTAACAACATCAACAGAAACATGGGGTGCCACACTTACCAATGCACAGCCAACAGGCACAATTATGGTTGATGGTCAAAAACAAGCAACTGCAAGTGGTGAAGTAACTGACAGTGAAGCACGTTACACTTACTCAGCAAATGGCATAACCTTCACATCTGTAGCATCAACAATTCTAAGCCCACCTGATGCTCCGGTAACTTCAAGTCCAACAGGAATGACAGAATTGTTTACAGAAGAATGGGGCACACCGGCAGAACCAATAGTAGGGCAACCACCTTCAGGAGCAGGCAACCCAGAACCAAGCTACACTGCAATATTCACAGAGGATTGGTAGCAATACTTCATTTCTATTTACATAGCAAACAAAGTGTGCAATAATGGTTCTTTCTGACTGGTTTCAACCAACTGGCTGGACAATAACATCAGACAGTTCTGATACTGCACCTTTAGAATCAGGTATGGCTGCTCCATGTTTAGATGTTAATAGTGCTGCTTCAACGAGAAGGTTCATGTACCCAATAACAGGAGCAGTTGATGGTAAAAGAGCTAAAGGAATCAATGAAGGAACATTAGAAGCATGGATAAGAAAAGGTACAGCAACTGATGCTAATTATGGCTTTTTCTGCTATGGCAAAAATATTCCATCTTCTGGAGTAAGTGGGTTTTCTGGCTATGTTGCAACAATAAATTATGGAACCAGTGTAACTGATGGCTTTCAATTGATAAAATATACTTCTGGCACAGCAACAACATTGGCTACATTTAATTTCAGTCCTACTTTTTCAACTCAAAACAACCTGTTATGGCAAAAACTAAAGCTAACATGGTGGCAATACACAGTTTCAAGTCTTGCTTTCAAGATAGAATTTGATGACAATGGTGGAGCAGGATTGATTTCTGTAAACCCAGATAGTCCAATTGCAGCTATAGACACACAGCCACTAACAGCAACCAACCAAATGACAATTGGGTTGTATTTAACAGGAGCAGACACATCTAGAAAAATTGACGATGTGAAACTGTCTGCTTCCTCTAGCATACCTGCTGATGGTACACCAACAATTGCAATAAGCCAAATTCAAAACAATAATGATGACCCAGATATACCATCTGGCGGCTTTAAAATAAATGGAACTGCTACAGACGACTTGGGATTTGTTCATAGTGGAAGCTATGCAGATAGTTCAGTTGAGGTAAAAGTTGACAGTGGAAGTTGGATGGCACTTACTGATTCTAGCATAAATATTGGGGCATTAACTTCTGTGAATGCAACTACAGATGATGATATTACAATTGACTGGCAGGCATTATATACAGGCATTTCACTTGGTGCTCATACTGCATATGTCAGAGTTACAGACTTTGGTAACAATGTAAGCACAGAATCAACATTGTCATTCACGGTGGTCTAAAATGAGTCCACCACCTTATACCTCAGTTGTCCATGTTCGTGCTATAACAGGAATACAGCAAAGTGAGAAGCAAGATCGAGATATTGCAGCTGCAATAGAGTATGCTTGGCGTGAGCTTAGAGCAAAAGCAGGGGAAACCTTAGACGGTATTCGTGAGAAAGAATGGATTGGCACTTCTGATGGTGTTCAGTACAAATATCGTGTAAGATTTTATCCAATTCTTGATAAGGTAGAAGAAGCTGGTGGTGTGCCGACAAATGATGCTTCCAAGATTGTTGTAACAACTACAGCACCGGGCACACAAGAAACATACGATACGGTTGCATCAACAGATTACTTGATTCATGGCAAAGACGGATTAGTATTTTTCAAAAGTACTGGCATTCCTCCACAAAATTATGAAATCTATGTAAGCTACAAGTATTCAGCTGACCTTATCAGACATTTAGAAACACTGCTTGCTGCATATTATATCTTCCAAAGTATGCCAAACAGTCGTGAGAAAGCAAATGAATACTTGGCTAGATTCCAAGAAGAATTTGACAAGATACTGACAAATGAATTTAATGACAATATCCAGACAGGTGGCAAGTGGGACAAAGGACGTAAGAATGCTTCAGGCAACTCTAACACCTTCACAAGCTGGTGGTGGTAAACAATGCCTATCACTAACCCAAGAGCTGGCACATTCAGGGATATTAAAGCATTGCTTAGCTATGATAGCACAGGGCAAACAGGCTACAATTGGCGTGCAAATGTTAGAAATAACAATGACCCGGTAATACCAACTGTGTTTGAATGGAGTGAAGTTGGCAATAGAAAAGGAGTCCAAGACCCATGCATTGTTGTTCAAACTAATATTATTCGTGGCATAGAAACATCTTCAGGATTGATTTCATTACGTGCAAGAATGGGCATAACAATGAGCTGTTATTCTAAAAATCCAAAAGTGTGTGAAAAGATGGCTGATGGCATATGGAATGCTCTGTTTATATCAACAGATAGAAATGGAATTAAAAAGTATATCAGTGCTGCACCAAATGGCATAATGAGCACATTACGTAAGATTATTCCAATTGGCATGGCTGACTCACCACCTAGAAAAGAGTTTGATGACCAAGGACAGCCTACTGGATGGTGGGTGCAGATAGTTCGATTAGAAGCTGAAACACAACAAGCTAACTAGAATGCCAATAACAACACGTGGCTTTGACTCATTAATAAGAACACTAGACAACATTGCAAATACAGCAGAGCAAAGAAATGATGTTCTTGCTCAATTCTTAGCAGATGAGGCACAAGATAGAGCTAAAGATTTAGCACCTGTAAAAACAGGCTACTTACGTGATAACATATACTGGGAGAAAATACAAGAAGCACGGTACAAAGTAATTGCCCATGCTTTCTATAGCATATTCCAAGAATTTGGATTTCAACACTATCGTGATGGATTCATACCGGGTAAATTCTACATGACTGGTGGGAAAGAATACATAGTTGACATTGTTCAAACTGGAGCATTCATGGAAGAGTATATGGCAAATATCTCATTGCAGGTAGAGCCACCAAGTGATGATGTGTGATAGTTCTTACTTTTATGGATTGAATTACGATTAGCTGTCTGATTATATGACATTAATTCTTCCGTCAAGTTGGAAGGCATATTGGGTACAAGAATCTGTAGCAGGTACAACTCCGTCTAATCCAAGTTTTGTATTCATGGGTTATGTTGACAGTGGAACACCAACTCCAAATCCAAACTATAAACAAGTACGTGCATCTGGGAGTCCTGACTTTTACATTAATCAACGCATGTCAGTAAAGCCGGAAGCCAAGCTTTCACTTATTCCAAACAAAGTTTCATTTCTTACAACATTGCTAAGTGCTAATGCTTCACCATGGGGTACGCCATTTTCACTGGTATTGCGTGATGCAACAGATTCACTGTATATCAGATTGCTTGGAGCATACATTGATAGAGCACGTGTAAGATGTGCTATTGAAGACCAAGTTAAAGTTGACTTGGATTTGGTTGGAATGACAACTGATGTTACAGCTCCAACACTTGGCTCTGGAAGTTATGCTGCTGACCCATCAGGCACTGATGTTGACCCAATTTATTACAGATATGTAACAGTTTCAAAGGATGGTTCAGCATTAACAGACTGGACGGATGTTGAATTTGAAGTCAACAAGAACTTTATCCGTAGATTGACACCATCAACAGGAGCTACAAGAGCACTTGAAACTGTAGCACGTGACCATCATCTTATGGTAACACGTGATATGGATTCTGGCACTGCACTTGACGAATATTCAGACATTGCAAATGACACAACAAGAACAATGAAGCTAAAGCTTACCAATGTTGACAATTCTGCATCATGGTCTGTAACAATAAACAGTGCAAAAACATCAGGTTTGTCTCTAGACCCAATGAAGCCAGAAGACATTGTTTCAAAACAAATGACTTACATGGGTTCAAGTTTGACATTTGGCACATCCTAAAATACAGCTATTGTAGAATGATGCTCAATGTCTGCCAATACTAAGACTGTGGAATTACCTGTATCTAAGGAAACATTTGAAATACACAGAATTCCATGGGGAGAACGTTTAGAACTGGATGATAAATGCACAAATCAAATTACTGGCAAGATAGATTGGCGAACATTGCACGCATTGTTAGCTGAAAGAAGCACAAGTGGAGCAATAACTGCACAAAAATATTATGAATTAGACCCAACTGATGGCTATGTTTTACGTAATGCAGTGCTTAAGATGAATTCTATTGACCCTGCTTTTTTAGAAACATCGGATACCTCGCAGCAGGGCAACTCAAAAGAGCCAAGCTCACAGGCGAGCATGTAGCTATATTGGTTTATGAAATGAAGTATTTCCCAGCTGGTTTTACATGGGAAGAATACTTGGCAGAGCCAGCATATGTTGTTGAAAACATGATACACATATGGCTAGAGAAAGACAAACAGTTCAAAAAGACACTTGAAAATGCTGATGGCAATAGTTCCTATAGAGGCACTCGTAGGTAAAAATAAACCATGTCTGTTTCTGCCGGAAGTGTTGAAATTGATATTAGTGTTAATGACCAGACCAGTCAAGCCATAAGCAGCATTAGTGGCTCATTTCAGGGTGTTCGTCAAGATATTAATGAAAATAACACATTGTTGCAAGCAAACCAAGATTCATGGTTGCAGCAATCTAAGGCAGTTAACTTAGCTTATCGTGAACAACGTTTCATTAGACGTGAATTCATGCTTGGGCATCAAACATTCTATGAAACTACCAGATTGATGTCTGGCATAGGTCATGCAGGCATGAGGCTAAACAGCATATTTCTATCGTATAATGCTATTCAAATTAGACAAGCTCAGGCTGATGAACGTGTAGCTGATGCTAAAGATCGGGTGGCAGCTGCTATGGCACAATATGGGGCAGGTTCAAAAGAAGCTACAGATGCTCAAAAAGAATTGAATAAAGCCATGGAAGCACAACAGCAACTGGCAATGCAATTGCCGGGCATGTATCTTGGCTTAGGAATGTCTGCTCTAGGATTTGCTGGCGACATTGGTAAAACAGCACTAGACTTGAGAATGTTACAAGCAACTGTAGCTAGAAAAGGTGGAATTGCAAATATGATTAAAGGTTTCATTGGAACAAGTGCTGTATCTACATCAGCTGGCGAATTGGGTGGGCTGCCAATATTTGGCAGAAACACAAGTGCGTCTCTAGGTTCATCCAGTGGAATACTTGGTAGATTAGGTGGAATGCGTGGTCTGGCTGGCTTGGGAATTGGGATTGGTGGAACAGCTTTAGCACTTGGCTTGACAGCAGGTTCAGAAGACCCAACAACAAAAGCTGTAGGTTTGCTTGGTGGCATAGGCAGTGGAGCATTGGGTGGCTTTATGATGGGTGGGCCAATAGGAGCAGCAATAGGTGGTGGGCTTAGCTTGATTGCTGGTTTGGCTACAAACTACCATGAAGAATTTGCTAATCTATTTGCTGGACGTGGATTTCTTAGCAACAAAGATGCTCACATAGATGTCAATGTAAACGTTAGTGCAGATGAAGGATTGAAAGCTGAAGCTGACATGTCACAATACCACGTAATAGCTGGGGCAGTGGGTTAGAAATGACAGTACAGGCAACCTTTCAGCTCAGACATATTATTGATACAGCATTAAGTGGCTATACATCATTCACACATACTGATGGGTCAACCAAGTATTATTATGACTATCCAGTAATTACAGACAAAGACTATGGCGGCTTGGAATGGCATTATGCAAGTGGTGGCAAGCAATCACCATTTTCTGTTGTATTGCCAGTCTTTGATGACAGTTCTGGCAGTGTGGATTCTAGATTCACATTTAGAACATTGCTAGATTCAAGTGATAGAGTATATACAACTAACAATGGTTGGGTTATACGTGGTGGGGATGAAATTGAAATTAGATGCAAGTCAGACTCTGATGTTGTTTATTGCAGTGTTTACAATGGTGTAGTTTTAGAAGTTGAGCCACTTGTAGGTGAAGATAGAGAACGTGTTTTGCATATTTCTGGAGTAAGCTATGGTGATTTCTGGCTATATGGACGTGCATTTGAACGTGATTATAGAACTACAGCACCACAGGCAAGTCAGGTTGTTTATGATATTCTTACTAAAGCTGCAAAGTATTTTTCATTTCTTGATGCTGCTGGAATGAAAGCACTGTTTGAATCACTAGGCGATCCTACACTAAACAATCCATTTGTTGGAAAGGAATTCATTGGCTCATACTGTGGTAAAGCACTCCAAGAAATAATGACAATGTGCAACATGGAATTCCAAGTTATGGCAAACAAGCTTGTCAAGATTATTCCTGTAGGCTATGCTGGTTATCCGGCAACAAATCCACTTACAGAATCTTACATTATTGGCAATCCTAAATTCAAATGGAGTGATGAAGAATATCACTATGATACTGTAATTGTAAGTGCATCTGCTCCATTTACAGGGCCGACAATTGCAACACCTACAGGTGATTCATATTGCACCAATAACAAGTATTGGGAAGTTAGAAGCTTACCGGGTGGACTGCCCGGAACTGATGTATATCAAGGATTCTTAGAAGCAGGCACAGTTGTTTCTGGCTGCTTCAGTGGCTGTTTGCTGGGATGGCGACCATACCAAAACAATGGCACATACTATTCTGATGTTTGTGTAACACTGCGTTCTCCTGCTATTCCTACAACTGACACTCAATCAACAACTGTTCAAGGCACGCCTTTTGCCGGTGGAGCATGGACTGGGCTTGGTTATGTTGAAGCTGACTGGGATACATTGCATTTTGGATTACAAAACAATTTTGACCTGTCAACATTTAAAATACAACTAAGTACCGGCTTGAATGGCTATAAAGGATATTGGCTTACAAATAACTTGGTTAATGACCCAAGTTGGGTGCCGTCAAAAGGAATGCATAAAGAATGGACGATAAGATTACCTAGCTATGCAGCTGCACATCCTGATGAAGTTGATACAAGCTTCTGGGCATCTGACGTTGACTTACGTACAGACACAACAGTGCCAAGAACCATTGATGAAATTCAATTCATAATGCAAGCTACAAATGGAAATACTAGCAATATCACATTTGACATTTCAAAGCCGACATTGATTAGCTATCTCCATATTGATGGCACACCAAAGAACACCCAATCTAAAACATCACCAAGACCTGTTCCAAGACAGCTTGTATTGCTTGATAGAACAATAACTTCCAAAACAGATGCACAAACAATGGCAGCAGCTGAATTGTTGAGAGTGCAAAATACAACACTTACAGGAAGTGTGGCTGTTGACCCAGCTTTTGTATATGCTGGAGCAGGCAATACGGCATACTCAAGTAACAATTTCATGTACGTAAGACCCGGTAATAACATCACATTAACTTTACCATATTACGGATTAAACAGCATAGATAGACGGGTTGACCATGTTGCAAACAGTGTTGTAAACAATTATTGGATTGCACAAATAGGATTTGGCACATTTAACACAACATCAGTTGAAGATATTTATGCACTTAGAAAAGATTTGCTAAAAGCTAGCCAAGATGCAGTAAGCAAAAACACTACATCAACAAAAGCACCACAATCTGTAAGCAGAAATGGCTATACTAGACCAACATACACCGGTGATAAGAAGAATTATACACCAAACAGAAGGATGATGAGAAAGTAATTGTCAAGTGACAAACGTCACATAAATCGTGGACAACGATTCAAGTGGCCGGAATATTGGCCGTTTCGTGCACTTTCTGGAGAACAAGTTACAAATCAGCTAGGTTCATCTGCTGTTTATGAGCCTTTTAACTTGGCGTTTCCAACATTTACAGAATTGGTACATGAGGCGTTTAATTAATGGCACAAAATGAATGGAGTGTAAGTAATAATTTTGCAGTAATTGAAAGTGATACAACAACAACCCCGCCTGTTGGTGAAGCTTCCCCAGTTGTAAAAATCTGGCATACAAGTGCGTTGACTGATATGCAAGGGTTTTATCCAACAAATGGCACTGTTGAAGGAAAAACCACAAAGGGGTTTACAGAAGGCAGCATGGAAGTATGGGGAATAAGAAGCACTTCTACTCTAAGTACTGTTAATTGGCAACTAACATTTAGAGCTAATCCTACTGTTTCATGGAGCAATTCTAACGCATATCATGTTTATGCTGCCAGTACATCTGCAATAAGAGTCGTAAGAGGAACTAACAGTTCCCCAAACACACTTGTTACATCAGGAACAATAACTGGATTTACAGACCCAAATGTATGGCGAGGATTACGTGCGTATTGGTGGAAAAGCAGCCCAAGCAATAGCCTCTACATTAGAGTGCTTTACAATTTAGCTGATGGGAATGGCTGGCAGTTTGCATTCAATGATTTTGCAGATACAAATCCTAACAGTGATGATGTTAATACAGAAGCTGGGCTAGGCTATCTCGTAAATGGCACTACAAATGCAACATATGTGAAATTTGATGGATTTAGATTGTTTACAAAAACGTGAGATAAATGATTAAAGACAAACGTGAAATTAACTCATTTTCAAGATTTAAAAAGCCAGAATATTGGCCGTTTAGAACACTTTCAGGTGAAGTTGTTTCTAACTATCGTCAGTATCAAACATATTTTCTTGAAACATGGGATTATATTTTGCCAACTGCAAGTGCTTCAACAGTAATTGGAACTGACACATTTGAAGGTGGAGCATCAGCTTCATGGGTTGACGGTGGCACTGGAACTTATAGCTATGTAACTGACCCAAGTGGTGGTGCGCCTCATGGAACTGTGAAAAAAGTATTGTTCACAAGCTCACAAAATCCAATATTCTATGCAGAAACGATCAACGGAACTACTGGCAACTTGCAAGGCATATACTCTGGTGAGTTGGATTTCTATATGTATTCAGATGTATCTGTGAGCTCTACTGGATTAAAACCAAAGTTTAGCTTGGTGACAAGAAGCACATCTCCAGCAGATACAAGTTATCGTTATCTTCAGAGTGGTAGCCAATTTAGGCTTGACAGATTGGACAGTGGAGGAAATGCAACTGCCAATCTAGGAGCTACAACAATGACACATACGGCAAATACATGGCATCATCATAAAATAAACTGGTACTCAATAGCACATCCAAAATTTTTCAACTTGTTCTTTACTACTTACGAACTTGATGGTGTGTTACTGAAAAATGGTAATGTAGGTTTTAATGCTGCTAGACATTCAAAGAATGCATGGTTTGCCGACATTGACGATTTGGTGCCGGGTGTATATCCCGTACAATCAGGAGGATATGTACTTGCACAAGATGCACCAACATGTAGAATTATTTTTTCATTTACCCATGGCCAAGCTGGCAGCCACTTTGTTCTGTTAGATTCTGTAAAATTCACAAAACACACACAGGTGAGTTACTTAGTACCATGACGTGGCTCGACTGGCGTATATATGACGACAATGTAGTGCCTCAAAATACACCAACAATAGTAGTTGAAGATAACACCATTACTCCAGCATTGACAGTCGGCTCACTACCATGGACAATTGGTGGTGGTTTTTCTACAAAAAGACTATTCTATCCTGCTTTTGGAACTGTAAATGGTGCAAATGTAAAAGGCATAACAGATGGCGTGTTTGAAATGTGGGATTTGACAAAGCAAGGAAATGCTGGATTTGTAACAAATGGCCCATATGTATATTTGAAACGATACCCTATCGTTAGTTCTACTCAATATTATGCTATCAACTGGGATTTGTTGAACCATAGAATTAGTCTTACGTCAGTTTATCCCAATACTCCCGGCAGTGGAGGATTTGCAGACACGCCTTTGCCTGACAATTTTGTAACAAACCAATGGTGTGGATTCAGGATTCAATTCAGATGGACTGACAGAACTGCTAATAAATTTGAAATGAAATGCTGGGGCAGAGGCATCGGTTCAAGTGTTGATACCGGATGGTTCAACTTGATAGGCGACCCTCTTTTTGGTACTACAGAAATCTATAACAATAAATGGGTGCCGGCTGTTCCTGTGCAAGATAATCCTGAGCAACTCTTCATGTTTGGTGATAGTGGCGGCTCTTTTGATAACAGTCTCGACAGATATGCATATTTTGACAATATCAAGATGACTACTGTTCCCGATCCACCACTATGATAAAAGATAAACGTAATATAAATACAACACAAAGATTCAAAGACCCAGAGTACTGGCCGTTTAGAACAGTAGGCGGCATTGTTTCTAACGATAATCCCTTATTTACTGGAGTTGCACAGGAAGGATGGGAATTGATATTTGGCACAGAGTTTGTTACAGAAGAAGGCTGGGGCAATTCTCCAGACCCAACATTCTCTTTAGCTTCAGAAGAGGACTGGGATTAATGACACTTGCTGATTGGACTTTTTTCTATAACACTCATGGTGGGAGCATATCCCAACAAGTAGACAACCCTTCAGGTCAGTCATCACCATGCTTAGAAGTGGCTAGTGGCACCACTGATGTTATAAAATGGTTCCCAACTGCTGGAACGATAAATGGAAGGAATATTTTAGGTTTCAAAACAGGTAAGATGGAGACTTGGTACAAGACAACAACAACTAACTTAGTACATGGGTTCTATTTTCGGCTTAATGCTAGACCTCCGGCATCAACGAATTCCGGGCTAACTGGAAGCACAAATACATGGGTGGGATATGCTCTTACATTAGAACGTGAAGCTTCTGGGGCCACTCATAGATTTTTATTGTCAAAAAGGGATGTAGGTGACACTGTTACCACAACTCTACAAGCATTGACCGTAGGTACTTCCAGTGAGCCAGCAACGGGAGGAGCTTGGTGGAAATATAGGGTTACTTGGATAGAATCAGGTGCTGGATTAACTATAAGGGTTGAGTATGATAAGCAGGATGGAAATGGTTTTGCAAAGTTAAATGGGGATGGATTTTTAGATGCCTCAATGATTGCAGCCAATAGTGATTGTGACATTGGATTTTATAACCAACATGGTACTGATGGCAGTTTGAACGCAGTATCTTCTACAGTTAGACTGGACGGCACACAGATATACAAAAATGTTTAACATATCGTGAGTTCCCAAATATTGGTATAAAGTATTTCTAATAATAAGCTTCAAAAGATAAGGAGTGTCATCCTATGTCAGCATCCTTTGAAATAGACCCAAACTTGCTTCTTGCCATTCTTGGCACAATAATAACTATTGGCGGCATCATGATTGCTTTTGTCATAAGAGTTAGCATAAAGCTCCAATGTATTGATAGATTAGAAACTAAACTCAATGAACATCTTGAAACAACAGAACCTATTGTTGATAAAGTACAACAGATGTCTGCTGATGTTGCTGTATTGAAAACCTACAAAGAAAACATCGACAGATCAGCTTTAGATATTAAAGAAATATTGAATTCCTTAGCCAGTAGAACACCATTTTTTGAAACCGTGTTGCTGAAGCTGGAAAATGTTGGTGAAGAAATTACCAAACTTGAAAGTACTGTAAAGGCACATGCAGATGATGATGTGAAGCAATTTGATATTATAAACAAGAAAATAGACAAAGGATAGTTCCTTAGTATCAAAAACATATACCGGCTTTTACGATGGTAGCAGATTCGATTGCTCTTTTGGCTGTTGGTGGTGCACTAACCGGTGCAGGACTTAACAGCATACGAGCTTGGCTACAGGCACCAGATACTGAGAAATTCAGTTTCAAAAAGTTGTTTGGTGGCCTCACTGCATCTATAATCCCAGCACTTGCTGTGATAAATTTCCTGTCACTTGACCCACAATCAGCAGGTGGGAATGTGGCATTGTTTATCACCATGGCGTTGGCAGGTGCAGGAGCAACTGCCGTAGTTTCCAAAGCTCACGAATAAACAAAGCAGGAACTTTATACTAACCTGCTCTCCCAACTTTATTAAATATACATAAATATCCCATCGTTGTTTTACTTGGTGCGATCACGTGCCGTACCGATCAGCTCTCCTTCACATTGTAGCTGGGAATTAAAAACAGTGTGAAAACTCTATTTTTTGCACATTCAACAAATATATTTATAGCTGTGTTAAGCTTTATCTGTCAGGTTAAATAGTGTCAGAAACTACCGACAATTCACGTTTAGCATGGCGTGAAGAAAAATACACCATTACTAACACATGCAAACGTTGTGGTTATACGTGGAAAGGCTGGAAGAAATCTCCTAGCACTTGTCCAAGTTGTCATTCTGCAAGATGGAGCAAACCACGTACTAACAAAAGAATAACAACTGCAAATAGTGAAAAAGCACGTGGCTCACCGGTAATTGCAATACCAATAGAATGTGCTAATGCAATACGAGCCATACATGAAAATACAGGTGAAAGCATAGGTTCAATTGCTAAAAAGTATCTGATAAAAGGTGGGCTGTTTCAGGCTGCTCAAACAGCCTAACTTTTTTGTGATTATCTTTGGCTGATTTTATACGTGTTCACATGATTAAAGCCAATAAAACATTTGAAGGCACTATTTTTGAAGTTTGTGAGCAAATAGGTCATCAAATTGACAAAGATTTAGAGAAGTGATGATAACAAGCACACCAACTCTTGATAGATTTGATGCCATGGCATTGAAATATAGAAAAAGCAATATAATATCATTGGCACTTGGAATTTGTGTATTGTTGGCGTTCCCAATAATTGCAATTGAATACATGTTAAGAGAGACAACAACAGGGTATATTAAGAACCTCTAACCATACAGCACCAATGTCACAGACATTGAACCAGCAGAGTGGGACGGCTGGACAATCCAATCTCACAAAACCAAAGACAACAAAAGAATGCCGTATCTGCCAAGAAAGAGGATTCCCAAACGAGCTGATGGGCTTTATCAATGATGTAAGCCAACCAAAAGGATACCGAGTTGTAAATCCTGATGGCACTGTACATCAACATAAAGGAGAACAAAAAACACAGCAAGCTTCTGGGGAACAAGGTGGATTCAAAAGTGGCTACAATAAAGCATTCTATGTGCTAGAAGATGAAAAGACAATTGTTGAAACCATTTCTATCTTGAATGGTGGAGCAAGCTATTCATCGCCAAATGTTAAGGAACTTCTAGAACAAGGATGGAAGCCAGCAGGAACAAGTACCGGCGAGCACTTCCGTGAGTACTACTTCAATGCAGTAGAGAATACTGTAGTTGTAGTTTACAAGCTGGTGAAGAGAAAGAAGGTAGAATTTGGGCAGTGAGTGACGACATACGTGCCGTCCATCATATTTACAGAACAGAAGAGGACGGCAATCCTGTTATTTTTTCAGAAAGCTTGGAAGATATGCTAAATAGAGAAGGAATAGACAAACGTGATTTTGATTTTGTATTTCAATTTGTAGGCATGGCTGGCGATCCTAAATTCAACCATGCTCCAATTTCTTTGAATGGCGATTACTGTTATGGCTGTGTTCTAGATACTATAACCGTAATCCAATATTGTAGAGGCAATCTTAAGTAAATATATTTTTATATGACAACGTATTTTCTACTATCACGCTGACATCCTCTGTATAGACCCAACCCTTCGTGACTCATCAATCACCGGTGGCAGAAAACGATTGCCTATCATGTCACTGCTACCGGTGATTTCTAATACGTTAATTGCCTAAGTTTTCCTGTTGAGCTTTTGAAAAAATGGGTTGGAAAGAAAATTTGAAAACTACAATTAAAAGTTTAATAAATTTAAAACACCTGTTTTACGTTCAATTCTGATTTATTTATTTAACATTTAATTAATAATTATAAACATTTAATTTCAGTTTCCAAGTACAACACTACCATCATTTCTACTACTACTTCTACTACTTACTAGCTGTACTTATACTATGTACTTGTAATGTAATGTAATGTAATGTAAAATGAAAAAGAATTTTATATAAAAAATTCTATATAAGATATTTTATATAAAATCTTAAAGTAGATTTTTATAATACCGGTTTATAGTTTGTGTAATGATTGGGATGTCTGAAACAGAAACGATTGAAGAAGCAAAAAGATTACCAAGCAACATAATATCATTCAGCTTGAAACCAAGCTACGCAAAAACAATTTTAGAAATCAAAAATAGATGGAAGAATGAGGGAAGGAATGTTTCAAATGAGATTTGTGTGGCAATGATGTATTGGGATGCTCAAATGAATGGAGCAGAGAATGGCAAGGTATGGCCGAGAATAAATGAGCCACCAAGACCATACTTGTGGATGTGCCGAACAGGGTTAGTTTCAAAAAAAGAAATGGCAGAGCTTCAAGTATGTATAAGAAGCCACGCACGTGAGATTGCAAATTGGGAAGAAAGGCTAGAGCATAATGAAGAGTGATAGAAATGGCAAAAAATCAAAAACAATACGAAGCTTTGAGCACAATAAAATCAAAAGTAAAAACTAAACTAGATACAACAATTTCTAGGTACACAGGCGAGGAAAGACCATCATATCACCTATTCACCCTAAAAGTGCATGATATTCTATACTGCCCGGAATGTGGCAGCAGATTCACAACCTGTGACCCAAAACAAAATTTACTTCCAGACATAACGCATGAAATTAACACTGAGTTTAATTATTCAAAATACCAAGCACTCTGTTTCAAATGCAACAAAGAATGGGAGTTTGGATTATTCATAGGTTTTATGGAGAATGCCTTTGATGTATCATTTACAGTCGAGCAGATAGCCGACATAAACAGGGATGAATAATGTCAACAGCAACAATAGGAAAGACAGTAGAAACTATCAGGCAATGGCTTGATAGTTATGAGCTAGATACCTTCAAAATATACTCAGATATAATATCAGGACTGACACAAGAAAGCAGAACTGTGTTTGTTGATGGAAAACATCTAATGGAAAGTGAAAATGGCAAGAAAATACTGAATTTGATCATAAACAATTTTCCATTGGCACACAAAGCATTCACTGATGCAGTAAGACTAATTCTAATCGAAATTTATGGCAATTCAGCTATCGAGCCAATAGTAAGATTCCACAACATATCAGGCAGTAGAATTGGGCTAAAAGACATTGGTGGGTTTTACAACGGCAAGCTAGTTACAATAAATGGCAGAGTAGGTGCCATAACAAGCAACACACCATGGATAAGAAAAATGACATACCACTGCATGGGCTGTGGGTTTGACGGCATAACAGTTTCACAATCACATGTTGAGCAAGCTAGACCTGCAAAAGAATGCATAAACTGCAAAGACAAGTTCCCAGCAATAATTGAACAGGAAGTTGAAGACACCAGAACAATAATTTTGATGCCAGTAAAAGCATCAACAGCTCCAATGAATTTGAAAGTATGGGTAAAAGGCAAAGACCTGTGTGACAGAATAATAAATGCAGGTAGAAGCATTGACATATTTGGCTATCTTACAATTGAAATGCCAACAACAGAAAAGCAGCAACCATCATACGTTCTATGGGCTAACAACATCGAAGATACAGGAAATGAAAATGAAGAGTATGAATTAACACCAGACGATGTAGCTAAATTCAGCAACGGCATGTCGAAAGAACCTGACTTTTGGGAGAAGTCTGTCAAATCATTTGCTCCAGAAGTAATTGGCATGGAAGATGTAAAAGAAGCATTAATCTTACAATGTGCAAGCATAAACTTGCTTTCAGAATCATTAAACAAAAGCCCATCACATTCTGATGCAACTAGCATAAACCTGCTTTTGGCAGGAACACCGGGAACAGGCAAGACAGCTTTGCTGTTAAGAACAGCATCATATGCACCAAATTCAGCCTACACATCATTTGCAACAAGTACGCCATCAGGTTTGACAGTTATAGCAAGTAAAGACAAAGATACAAATCAATTTATGATAACACCCGGTTTTTTCCCAAGCTGTCACAGAGGCATAAGTGCTGGCGATGAGTTTGATAAAAGCACACCAGAAATATTTCAAAGACTGCATGAAATAGGGTCAAACAAAACCTGTTCATATGCAAGAGGAACAGAGAAAGGTACACTGCCATCAGATTGTGCATGGCTATTTGCCTGCAACAGTGTATTCCCATATTGGGATGAGCAAAAAGACATACAAAAGAATTTGAAATTCATGCCACCTAGTTTCATAACAAGATTTGACTCTATCTTTGTTGTACTAGATAGACCAAATCCAGAAACTGACGCATTGGTGGCTCGAAGAGTACTTGAAAACTTTAGTGACAAATACTGGCAAGAATACATGAATGACACACAAGAAAGATTTGGCTTCAAAACCATGAAAAAGTACATCATGTATGTAGCAAAACATGTGCCAATTCCAAAACTAACACCTGAAATCTATCAACGCATTGTTGAATACTATCAAAAGAAAAGGCAAGTTGAAGACCTGAAAGGCTTGATTACTCCGAGATACATCAACAGTGCAGTTAGATTTGCATTAGCTCATGCTAGATACTTACAAAAGCCAGAAGTTGAAATGGTCGATGTTGATGTTGCTGTAAAACTGCTAGACACATCAATGCGTATAACAGCATTTGACCCACTAACTCAAAAGCTAGACCCAGCAATAGCCAATGGCGATATGCCAACCAGAGAAGTAAAGATAAAGCAATCTACTGAAGACATTTTACGATCAGCATTCAAGTCACTAAAAGACGGAACATTACGTACTGAATATTTTGCAACTCCTAAAGAACTAAGACAAAGATTGATGGAAAATCATGGGTGGACAGAAGAAGATGCCAGATCAGTTCTTGCAAAGTACAAAAAAGATGGCGATTTCATGTATTGGGGCACTTATGAAGGTGAGGAAGGATGGAAACTGGCATAATAGAAGCAGGTGGAAACGATCTAGCCAAATACCCATGGCTAGCTGATGCAAAACCTGCTAGTCCAAACTCATTTTTTGAGGAAACAATGCAGGCTGCCAATATTGAAACACTGGTAGAGAAAGCCATGTCACGAATCAATATTGCTCTAAAGAGTGAATTCAATACTAACTTGGAAAATGTAAAAACAGAGGCGCAACTTTACATTATAATCCTATCAATTTGCAAATTAACAAACAATCCAAAACTCTATCATAAGATTGCACTTTCAATAGCCAAACGAACAGAGCAGTTTTTACTGGATAGCTTGACAGAGCACATTAAACTTAGAGATAAAGCAATGCATGAGTTTGTATTACAAATTCTAAGACGTGATTTAAAGATGGCAGTAGAGCATCGACCTATTTTTGATGACTGTGAGAACTGTAAAAACATCATTGAATTTGAAAAGAAAAATGCACTGAGACATGGTGAAGAATGGCAGCCAAAACTAGCATACCTGCTACGTGTTCCAGAATACTTGAAAAGGTCAGTAAAATTCCATAGCAAGGACTGGAAGCTAGTAAATCAGGTTGTCCATGGTGGTTATGTTTCACTATCAGAAAAGGAGCTGATCCGTTTTGCAAGAGATGAAATTGAAGAACTGCTTGTAAACCGTATTGCTTCCTTACAATTGCCCATGAATAAGATGCCATTTCAAATAATTGAATCTGCTGAATTATTGAGTGAGCAATACAATATACAGTTTAGCACAGCTAGCTTTGTACCACAAAAATATCCTCCATGCATCCAACATGTGCTGGACTTATTTAGCAAAGGTGAAAATGTGCCACATACAGCAAGAATATTGTTTGTTAGCTACATGAACAAACTAGGCAAGCCGGCTGATGAAATAGCCGACATGTTCAAGAATGCACCTGATTACAAGGAATCAGTTACAAACTATCAGGTAAACTTTATAGTTGATAAAGGCTACAGTCCAAATAATTGTGACAAGCTCAAGAACTTGGGATGGTGCTTTGAAGACAGTGGTTGTGCAGGCATCAGAAATCCATTGGCATATGGCAGAAAATCCCAACAGGAGGAGCATGATAATGTCTAGCTTTAACAATTTTGAAAACTATGCAGCTTTCGACTTTGAATGGAAGAAAACAGGGGAGTTGTATTGTGCTGCTTTTGTTGACGACATGGGCAATGAAGATGTTTACCATCTAGATGATTTCCCAGATGAAGAGGAACTATTAGAAAAGATAAACAAGAAAATAATGAAGTACCCATTAACCATTGGCTACTATACAACTGGTGAAGGGTCAGACTTTGATGTGCTACACCAAAGGTGTCAAAAATATCACCTAAGTTCAATAGTGAATCCTAGAAAGATACAACGTATGCTTCCAGAGCCAGTACATGGAAGAACACATATTGACCTGTTTATGATATTTGATAAAGGTGTAGTAAGAAACTATATTTTCAAAAAGAGATACAAAGATCAAAAACTGCAAAGTGTAGCTAAAGCATTGCTAGGTGAAGGTAAGACAGAAGGCATTACAGGTTCAACTGCCGAATCAATGACCGTTGAAAAGCAGAAAGAATACTGTCTAAACGATGCTAGACTAACATTCAAGCTGGCACAGGTTGGCGATATAGACAAGAAAACAAAGATGCCAAAACGTGACTATGGGTTAATGAAATTAATGTATGCTTTAGCAGATAAAACAGGACTTCCAATTCAAACCATATGTAACTTTGGCATGTCTTCAATCTGGCGAAAGATACTGCGTGACATGAAAATGCCAGAAACACCTATTGAATTTAGACCAGAAATGCCAAATGATGCAGCTCATGGAAAACGTAAGAAACGACAAGGGCCGATAGTGCTAGAGCCAGTTGTTGGTGACTATAGAAATGTTGTAGTGCTTGACGTTGCAAGCTTGTATCCATCAATAATCATAAAGCATAACATAAGCCCAGATGCAATGTGCTGTGAATGTTGCAGGGATTTAGAATCTTCAAAAGTACCAAACAAACCATTGCTATGGTCATGCAAACAGAAGAAAGGTGCAGTAACTACCAAGTTTACAGAAATGCGTGAGGAAAGAATGGTGCATAAAAGGAATGGCAATAAAGTCATGGCAGATGGTTTGAAAATTGTAATGAATGCAAAAACAGGTTTATTCAACAATCCATACTATGAATATTCAGATGTAAGATGTTATGACAGTATAATAGCATTTGAACGCCACTATATCATGCAGATTATTGAAATAGCAAAAACACATGGCTGCACTGTAATATATGGCGACACTGATTCTATCATGTTCCCTAATTCTGATGCTGAAACTGCACGTAAGATAATCGAAGATGTAAAGGCAAAACTAGGCTTGGAATTGGAGCATGACAAAACTTATGCAAGATTTATGATTACAGGCAAAAAACACTACATAGGGGTGAAAGAAGATGGTGATATTGTTGTAGCTGGCATAGAGGCAGAAAAGAACGATAGACCAAAATGGATTAATGAAGCATTTGCTCAATTTACACGTGACTATGCAAATGGCTTAGACCCATCAACACTGTTACAGGCAACATACGATGAATTTAGAGCAGGAAATGTAAGCTTGAACCAGCTATTCTATTCAACCAAGCTTACAAGAAATTGGGAAGATTATGAAAGTGAGAACCAAAACAAAAAGCTAGGGCAGATGGCAAACGCCAGTGCCGGTGATGTTGTATATTACTGGAAAACCCACAATGGTGTAGCAATTAAAGTAAACAGCTTTAATGACTTGGACAAAAAAGAGTATGAGAAGACATTTGAATCTGCATTTGGCGATATTCTCCAGTTGCTGGGAAAGGATATACGAGCCATAACACGTGGTCAACTTACACTCAATTTCTGGAGCTAAAAACTATTTTATATAAAACTTAATATGAATTAACTAAAATATATTTATATAATACTCTTACTACTGAAAAATGGATATGGGATGTCAAAATGCAAGTTGCATGGGAAGAACGAGGGGATAGACTAGAAAAAGCAAACGAACTGTACTATCAGGGTGCAGTTTTTCCAAACGAGAAAATAACTGGCTTTTACAAAATACGTGGCTACGATGTAATGGTTGATGGCAAGGACAAGTTTAAAGCTGGGTGCACATGTCCTGATTTTGTGTACCGGGCAATGAAGGAAGGCTACAGATGCAAACACATTCTAGCAGCAATCATGTATGAGGAAGGAGTCATGGACAGAATACAAGGCATGGTACAAAGTTTGATTATGCAGAGGGAGCACAGGGATGTCAAAGGTCAAGAAGCGTGATTCTGAAACAATCGTGTCTGCTGTTTTATCGGCAATAGGCTATGACGCAGTAAATATGAACCACATAATGTTGAAAGCTAGACTTGGCGAGCCAAAAGCAAAACAAGTATTGGAACAGCTAATCAATGAAAATGCTGTCATGGCAGCTCCACCACCAAGAAATGTAACATCAAGAGGCAAAGATGAAAGAATAAAGGCAGTTTACATACTAACATCACATGGGAAGGCAAAAATTAACATACATTTGTCCCCATAACTTTTTATTTTAGTGAATCAGTTTATCTATTGCTTCTTGGCGGTGGAACGCACGGCTCTCAGTCTGACCTGTTGACGTGATGTGTAGCTTGTCCGTTAGTTAGAAGCAATAACGGACAAGCTATTTTATATAAATATATTTAATTACTTGTTAACTGACTTTTAAAGTAGGGAAACATGTGGCAGATGCTAAATCTATTGGTAGAAATAATAAGGGGAAAAAATATAGAAGCAGACACGTAATATTACGTGATGTACTGCAACATATCAAAAACTCTGGAGCTAACGGCATACTTATGACAAACATCATGTTTGCTGCCCGTTTAAGTCATCCTCAAATCAAAGAATATTTGAAATATGCTAAATCTCAAAAAATGGCTACATGTGTTGATGGTGTCTGGAGAATAACAGACTATGGTGTAGAGGCAATTGAAACATTGAATTCAATTGCAGAGCAAGAAACTGTATTTCACAAGCCTTAATAACAGCTTCTCTGTAGCATCCATCAGCAGATGGCTATAAAATTCCATAAAACTGACATTGTTGATGTTAATACCATAAAGTTAGACCCTGACAACCCAAACCAGCTTAATGACAAGCAGATGTCTGGACTGGCAGAATCAATTAGACAGTTTGGTTATTTACAACCAGTAATTATTGACCAGAATGATGTTATTGTTGATGGTGAGCATAGATTTTTAATTATGAAAGCACAAGGTGAAACTAACATACCTGTTGTTAGAGTCGAAGTGCAAAATGATATTGAACGTAGAATCATAAGACAGGCTATGAATAAGCTACGTGGTGAGCACCAGCTTGACAAGGATGTTGCTGAGTTGGAGCTTATCATGCAAAATGATGCTGCAAGATTGGAATCATTGCTTGGTATAAATGAATCAGAACTTGAAACAATGCGTGCTCTTATGGGCAATGCCGATTCTCCTAATCTGATTACAAAAGATCCATCGCCATTAGAATCAAGATTGAATACATATCTGCATGGGACAGTTAGACAGATAACCCTATATTTTACGCCAGAGCAATATGAAGAAGTGCTTACAAAGTTTGAAAAGATAATGGCAGAAAATAAACTAGAGTCAAATACAGATGCTGTATTGTTTCTGATGAACAAATATGAGCAACACGGTTGAAACAGTACGGGTAACAGATAGAGAAATAGATTTAGCTAAATATAAGAAACGGACGGCACTTGATGAGGACTACCATCAATTCATAGACTATCCATGCAAAATCTATGATGGTGATAGACTTATTGCAATCTATCTGAATTTGCCAGATAGCCATCATGAACTTGTTGAAGACATTGCTAAAATAAAATACAGCTACAATTTTAGAACACAGGGACTTAGGACAACAAGCAGAATATTTGGTTATATGCCTAGAGAAACAATTCGTAAAGACTATTGCAGTGCAGTAAGCTTGGCAAGAGAAGACCCAAAAACTCATACAGAAGTATGTGAATTTGGCAAGGTTTGCACAGAGTTGTATAAGGTTCATGCTCCAGAAATATTCAAAGTACATGAAGACATTGTAAATGAAAAAGTAAAGAAAGATTGGGTGATAGAAGGCACACCATTTACTTCTGGAATCATTAACAAGAACAACCCATTAAAGTATCACTTTGATGCTGGCAATTTTGATGATGTTTACAGCAACATGGTAGCATTCAAGAAAGATTGCAAGGGAGGGCATCTTTCTATACCATCATATGACATAGGATTGGAAATAGCTGACCACAGCTTGCTATTTTTTGATGGGCAAAAGATACTGCATGGTGTCACACCTTTCAAAATAGTTAGCAAAGAAGGTTATAGATTCACCATAGTTTACTATACATTGAAACAAATGTGGAAATGCCAAACAGTCAATGAAGAAATCATACGTATAAGAAAACGAAAGACAGAACGTGAACAACGTAGATTGCAGCTTACAAAAATGGGAGGCATACACAATCCAGAAGTCATGAAAATGTTTGGAAAAGTTGGGGAAAATGTCAAACGTAGATTAGATGCAGGTGAAGTTATACCATATGAAAGTGCCATAAACCAAGAAGTAGTTGAGGACAGAACAAAGGAAAAGGAAGATGACGCATAGAAAAGATGTAGATGCTTTTGTAGCAATTGTCAGCCACAGAAGACCTCAAAATGTTGCAGACATGTATGAAAAAATAGATGGTGGTGCAACATGGTATGTAGCTGATGAGCAAGACCTTCGAGATTATACAACAGAAGTCACAAAGCATGATTTGGAAAATGTAGAAATAAAGATTGCAAGTGGGCTATGCCATAGCAGAAATGAAGCATTAAAGGATGCTTGGAAATTAAACATACCATGTGTTATGCTTGACGATGACTTGAAAAAGCTAAAGCTTGCAACAGTGCTTGATGCACCATCAGAAGCATTAGGAAAAGGACAAACACTGACAAAATCAACATGTGACATAACATTTGCATCTACAGTAGAATTGATGAGAACTCGTTTGAAAGACACGAAAAATATGATAAAGCTAGCAGGTGTTGCACCTACAACAAATTTGTTTTATTTTGATCCAAAAAAGCTAATCAACACTGCCAGCTTCATAATAGCTAGTTTCATAATGGTGTTGCCAAATGAACTTTACTTTGATGAAGAATTTAAGACAAAGGAAGACTATGATTATACACTACAGCATATCCAAAAATATGGTGGAGTATTACGAAACAATGATATTTTTGCTGAATTTGCACATTATACAAACAAAGGTGGAGTTGTGCAATACAGAACAGCTAAAATTGAGCAGGAAAGCATAAAACGATTGCAAAGCAAGTGGGGCAGTGCAATCCGTATCAACAAACGTAGAGAGAATGAAATTCTGCTAAACGTGAGATAAAGACCCAAAGGTGCAGGAGTAATATCCCACACCTCTGGTTGGGATGTCAGGAATGGCAATGTGCTTCTTCATTACTATTCCTAAAGACCAATGCAAATATCCTATATATAATTTTTTATATAAGATATTTTATATAAAATTTTAGGGTAACAGTGGGTATATTAGTTGCCAGCTGGATTGGTCTATCTATGGCAGAAACGTATGATGTGAGAAGTCGTCAAGACTTGTTAGAAGAGATTGCCGAACTTAAAGAAATTATTGAAAAGCAAGATTTGCTAAAGCCAGTGGCTGCAAGCAATCTATCAACAACCACAAATGAAGCTATTCTCGATAACAAGTTGACACCTTTCATACAATTGTTTTTGCTATCAAGAAAGACAGACAAGATCAAACTTGTAATACGTGATGGCTTTATAGTTTCATATAGTGATGCTAATACAAAAACTGTATAGTAAAAATCTATAGTAACATTTATAGCTTGGCTTTCTCCTGAAAGACGGTGGGATGGCAGGAGGCAATGGTGGCGAAAGTGTCCAACACTTAACTGGAAAACTACGACTGAAAAATATTCTAGAGCAAAAAGGCTGGTCTGTATCTTTAGAATTCAAACTGCCGGCAATTGAAGTACCTGATGTTTTTCCAACGGTACAAAAAATTGAATATATTGCTGATGTGCTGGCAGTGAAAGCTGATAGCACATTAGTGCTAGAAGTTGATGGCAATGTAGGGCATACAACAACACAAGCTAAGGCACAAGATGATTTTCGTGATTCACAACTATGGGAAAAATATGGACTTATGACAGGAAGACTACCAACAGAATGGCTCGTTAACAAATCAGCAAAACAAGAGACTGCTTCTGACGATGAAGGTGTGATTGAGGAGATTGAATTTCAATGCAAAAAGAAATACAACAGAGCAATCAAGATTTAATTAGAAATCATATCTATCAAGGACATTCTTTAGCTATCCTGAAGCAGTTGCCATCTGAATCCATAGACATGTGCATAACAAGTCCGCCTTATTACAGGATGCGTAGTTATCATACAGATTTGCAATGGTGGGATGAATTTGAAGATTGTCCACACATTGCACAAGCAAAGAAAATAACAAAATTGCATTCTGGTCGTGGTGATGCACAAAAGAGTGGGAAATATAGTGAACAAGAACCAGTTCCAGATACTGAAATTTCATATAGCACTTGCTTAGACTGTGGTGGTTGGTATGGCGAATTAGGGCAAGAACCAACAGTATGTTTGTATCTTGACCATTTGATGCAAATATTTGATGAAATCAGAAGAGTGCTGAAAAAGTCAGGCAGTTTCTGGGTGAACATGGGTGATAAAATGATAGATGGTGATTTGCAACAAATCCCAGCAGCACTTGGGTTCAGAATGAAAGCTAGTGGTTGGAAGCTGAAACGTGAGATAATTTGGAAGAAGCCAAATTCAATGCCTCAGAGTGATAAACGTGGCTTTACACGTGATTGGGAATACATCTTATGGTTTGTAAAGGACGATGATTATTATTTTGAAACACAGTATGAGCCATACAGTTCCATAACATTAGAAGAAATAAAAAAAGCTTACAAAGGACAGGCAACAAAAGATTACAAATCAGCAAATGCACAAAATCCATCAGATGCTAAAAGGAATATCATTAAATCAATATTGGCAAACACTGGTGCAAACAGTAAAGAGCCACACAGACAAAACAACCCACACAGAATGCGTATTGACGGAACATACGCAAAGAAAATGCCAAAGTTTGGAGGAAACAAAGCAGCATTGTATGGAAACCCAACATACTCTGGAAAGCCATGGGCACCGGTGCTGTTTGGACGGATCAAAAGATGCGTGTGGGATATAACAACACAATCATTTCACATGGAACATACGGCAGTATTCCCAGAAGCATTATGTGTAACACCAATTCTGGCAACCTGTCCAATAAAAATTTGCACAATATGTAACAAGCCATGGATAAGAAACATGGAAGAAAAACGTGTTAACACAAGACCCGGTAAGAATACAGGAACAATGAAGAGTGGTACAGATGACGATCCAAATAAAGGATTGCATAATTCAGACTTGTCAAAATTCAGACAGACAATCATAAGAAAGGTAGGAGAATACTATCCAGATTGTGATTGTGAAAATGCAAATACAAAGCCCGGAATTGTGCTAGACCCATTCTTTGGGGCAGGTACAGCTGGCTTAGTTGCATCAAAGCTAGGTAGAGATTTTGTAGGAATAGAGCTAAACAAAGACTATATACAAATTGCAAAGAACCGTCTAGCACCATTTCTAAGCAAAAGGAGAGATACGGCATGACATGCAATGGGCTGTGTGTTAGATACAAAGCAAAAAAGCTAGGCTATCATACTGGATATTATGCCGATGGCTACAAAAGATGCACTGTCTGCCAAATATTCTTGGCATGGGATGGTAGAAACTGTCCATGTTGCCATTTCAGCTTACGAACACGTGGTAGAAACAAAAGATGCAGACAACGTGCAGTCAAGCTACTAAAGTTGGTAAGAGTGTAATAAATAATGGGAGTTGGGCATATCAGAAGGCAACGTGGCTATGCGTGGGAATACAAATTAAGAAAACGATTCAATGAAACAAAAGGCTATGCTTGTAAAAGACTTGGTAGCAGTGGTACGGATTTCCCAGATTTGGTTGCTGTAAATAATACAGTAAGAGTATTGATGTCAATAGAATGTAAAAGTACACAATCAACTGAAGCTCATGTTCCTGCCGAACAGGTAGAAAGATGCAATGATGTTTGTGAATTCTTTGCAGGTGGGTATATTGTTAGACGTTCAATTCTTGCATTTTGGTTTATGGGCAAGACTAGGGATAGGGTAAAAAACTTGGATGGCAAGCTAGAAAATGTTTACATTAAACGTGAACAACGTGAATTCTACCATGATGTTACAGGATTACCAAAAGGCTACAACTATAAATGCACATACAATGGAGAATTATATGCCTACAACGATGTTGACAAACACATTGTTACTAAAACAAGAGTGAGGATGCCTTTTGAAAGCTGATGAAAAATGTAAACACTGCAAGTATGTAGCTACACACGTCATAAGCCTAGCTAAAAATAAACGTGAGCAGGTTTGTGTTCATTGTGCTGCACGTATGGTAAAAACAAAGAAATATACAGAATTACTTATTCAAAAAATGGTATAGGATAGTTAAATATATTTATATAGTAAATACTAAGTTAACAATCATAATGAGCAAACAAATGTTCGTTCAAAACCAAGAAACAGATATGGTAACTGAAGATGGTATGGGTGGCGTTCCTGTTTGTGGGGCAAATATGTGTAGTGTTGTAACTGATACAGCATACTACATTGACGAAATTCATTACGACATTGCTGGCAAACGGTACATAGAAAACGCACCACATGATGTATCACCAAGGACAGGTCTTCCATAATGCCAACAAAAGTAACAGCAAAAAGACAACCAGAGGAGCTTTCCCAAGACGATATTGTGAAAATGGGTGTTGACAAAAGTTTTCTAGCAGATATGGATGATCGTGACTTAGAACTAGAAAACATCATTGGAAATCTAATGATTGCTCAATATCAAACAGACAAGCTTAGAAGCAGACTAGGTGAAAGAGTTGGCGGCTATGGCTCTGCAAGCAACAAAAAGACAAGTGCATTTGTGTACAAACACAACGATCACTGGTACAAAATTACAACAAGAGTTGACGAATACAATCCCACAAAAGCAATGGAGCAGCAACAGAAGTGAGTAAAAGGGATTCTGGCAGTTTTCATATTCCCAAATTTGTAATTTTAGGCATTGCTGTGGTGGTAGTAATCGCCATTGTAGCTGTGTCATTTTCAACAATTAGAAGTGTAGGTACAGGTGAAGTTGGAGTTGTTACTCAATGGGGCAATGTTCCAATTTGTGGCAAAGACGATAAGACAAATGAACCTATTTATTGTCAGCCATTAGGAAGTGGAATTCATCAGGTAACACCAATTCAAGATGAAGTTCACATCTATAACACAAAAGTACAAAAAATATCTGCTAATTCATCATCAGCTAGCAATGACTTGCAGACAGTTCAAACAGAAATTACAATCAACTATCATATTGATGGAAGTCAAGCACCAAAGTTACACCATGATGTAGGAACAGGCTATGAATCAGTGCTTATTGCTCCTGCAATACAGGAAGCTACAAAACAAAATACTGCCAAGTTCAATGCAGATGAACTTATTACAAAAAGAGAGCAAGTAAAAGATGCAATACAAAGCACCCTGACTAATGATTTGTCATATAGAGGCATCATAATTGATTCAGTGCTTATCACACATTTTGACTTTAGTGACCAATTCAATCAAGCTATTGAAGCTAAAGTAACAGCAGAGCAGAATGCATTACAAGCACAAAACAAGTTAAAGCAGGTAGAATTTGAAGCACAGCAAGCCGTAGCAACAGCCAATGGTCAAAGAGATGCATCAATAGCTCAAGCACAGGGACAGGCAGAGTCAATCAAGTTGATCAACGAACAATTAAAGCAAAGTCCAGAATACGTCCATTACCTAGAAGTGCAGCGTTGGGACGGGAAGTTGCCTGTTGTTATGAGTGGAAACGCACCATTCTTACTAGACTTGAAAAGCTTACAAGAAGGAGCACAGATACCAAATTGATAGGAAAAATAATCGCCATAGGTATAGTTGCTGCAATAGCATTTGGCATCTATTGGGCACTAACACATTGGGTAAGCACAGACATAAAGCCAACTACCATCAAGATGAATGTGACAAAGACATGGGTTGACCCAGAAAACAAGGTGACATACTACTTGGTGTCTGGCAAAGATATTATCACTCACAATGATAGAGTAATACAATTGCGTGAAACACACTTTCTAAACACAAACATCGACATTGAGTTTAGCAAGATACAAACTGGAAAAGTCTATACATTTAGCTGTGTAGGATACGAGAATCTATCAACATACGACTACTATCAGTGTGTGGTGGCATAAAAATGAGCAAGCTAACATTGAAACAAAAACACTCACTGCGTAAGAAAATAAACATAGTGACAGATGCTTTAATGGAATCAAAGAAAGCCAAAGTAAATAAAATAACACACCAATTAATTAAATTGGATAAGGTTGCTGCTACGGTGGCTGACGACAAGCGCAATGTATTAGGATATTGTGCTGTCGGCTGGCTTGGATGCAGAAAAAACATGTTTGCAGGACTTACCCAACATGAAGCAGACAACATAGATGAAGATGACGTTGTAAGACAGTATGGCTTTACAGATAAAGAGATGAGGTATATGTTCAGCTCTCCGTTGCTAACTGAGAAGCCATTTGCTTATGATGTAGGATTTCAAATAGATGAACTAATTTGGAATCTAAATGATAATGAAGAGGACATGTCTATTTATGAAATTGGCAAACAGTTGAAGAAAAACCTGTGGGTGCGTAAAGAAATCGAGGATAAATGGGAAAAGGTATAGAAATATGTGTGAAGACTATGAAGGTAACACATTATATCATTTTTGCCCATCTTGTAAAAGAGAATGGACTAATCCATGGTTTACATGGTGTGAAATGCCAAGAGAACAAATATGTGGTAAGTGCAAAAAATGACAAAACTATACCTTCTCTGTGATGAAAACCATGAAGGTGCTTGGGCAATTCATGGTGTTTTTTCTACTCTAGCTAACTTGGAAGCATATCAACACAAAGCTAGGTTAGGTAAAGTTATGACTACTATAGGAATAGCAGAATTAGACAAGCCTGAAGAATTTACTATAATTCCACAAATTATAAGATTCTCAAAAAAGCTAGAAGATAGTTTAACAAAGCATAATCCAAATGCAATGGAGCAGGCATTGGCACGTTGTACAACATATTGTGATGATTGCCAGAAGAAAATCACAGCTTGTTGGGAATGTGGATTCTATCACTGTAAATGCAACAAGTAATCTTCTAACTATAAAGTTAAATATATTTATATACTAAAACATTGTTGTATGTTCCGTTGCCTAAAGGTAGAGTAAAACGAAAATATACAAAACGTGCCGTTGTTGAAGAGAAAGAAGTTGAACAGGTAAAGGTAGAAGAGGAAAGGATAGAAGCTACAGCTACAGATTTGAAAGAATTGAGTGTAAAGGCATTGCCTGAAATATCACCAACTGTAGTAAAGAAGCTAAAAGTAATGGGTGTTGAAACTATTCCTGATCTTGCTGTTATCAATCCAGAAGACTTGATAAATAATGTTAACTTGAAACGTGAAGCAGCCGGGCAGTTAATTCTGCAAGCACAAGACTGGCTTAGAGAAAAAGAAATCATTGGCAAGTCATTTGTGCCAGCTACAGCAGAATATGAAAGAAGGAACAGCTTACTTAGGCTGAAAACTGGTTCAGAAAAGTTTGATACTTTGCTGCAAGGTGGGTTTGAAGTAGGTTCTACCTATGAAATATATGGCGAATTTGGCTCTGGCAAATCACAAGTTGCACATAGTTTGGCAGTACGTGCACTAAAGCCAGTAGAGCAAGGCGGTCTAGGTAGCAATTCTGTAATCTTTCTAGACACAGAAGGTACATTTAGACCAGAGAGAATTGTTGAAATTGCAGAAGCAAATGGGATGGATGCAAAAGAAACACTAGGAAAGATATACGTCAATAGAATACTTAATGCAAGCAATCTAGAGCTTACAGTAAAACAGCTAGGCAAATGGGTATCAGAATATGGTACAAAGATGCTGATTATTGATAGTATAATTGCAGCACACAGAGCCGAGTTTTCAGGTCGTGGCACATTGTATGACAGACAGAATAGACTGGAAAAGCTGCTGCACCACCTAACAAACATTGCCCATGTATATGGCGTACTTGTGCTATTTACAAATCAAGTAATGGCAAGTCCTGATGTAATGTTTGGCGATCCAATAAAGCCAACTGGCGGCAACGTGGTTGCACATTCAAGCACATATAGAATCTACATACGAAAGGCAGGAATAAACCGGGTTATAAAAATAGTTGACTCACCAAACCATCCATACTCTGATGTCAAGATTTCAATTGGCAAAGGTGGAATAGGAGAGGAAAAGAAAGACGATGACTGAAAACACCTTAGAACGTGGATTTATGATTGGGTATGGATTCGGAGCACTAACTGCCATGAATGAATTGCTCAAGACTAACATGAAAGCTGAAGATATAGATTTCATAATGCGTAAATTTTGCAATGTGCTAGATATAGATTATGTCAACAACGAGGAAGCAATGCAGCTTGAAGAATTACTAAAAAACACCAAGACAAAATTTATGGAAATGTTGAATAGAGACACTGGTGGAATTTCAAGATGACTGATAAAATAGAAAAGTGCGGTACACATTTGCAAGGTATGAAAAAACTTGCTGATGCTGCTAAGAACAGAAAGATTACTGAAAACGAGGATGATGTAATTGATTATGAATGTGATATTGGACAAGCTAAGTACAAGGCAAAGTTCTGGGCACATGTGGCTGATTGTTACGAGTGTATGAATCACTATCAAGCAATACTGCAACATGCTGGTGGGTACATACATACAGAAAGTGACAGAAGAAAAGCAATACTATGGAGTAAGAAATGGAATGAGTGACCCAACTGCTGTTGTAAGCAAGGAGCTTGCTACAAAGTTAGCAAAAGTAATACTAGACCATAATGAAAATGGCTACAGCTTGCAGGGTGCATGTCAGCATAACAACATGGGCTATGAGGAGCTAATTGATACCATCAAGGACTATGAGCTAAAGATAACATTGCCTCATGATGGCATAGTGTTGGTGGAGAAGAAAAATGACAGTTGATAAATGTCCGGTTTGTCTTGGAAGAGGGTTTGTTCCGGCAACATTTTATCATAGTCAAAATCAATATCGATATTCTACTGCTGCAAGTACAAGTGAAACTCAATGCAGGTCGTGCTTTGGTAAAGGAGTGATATTTTCATGACAGAATTCACAACTAAAGGTATGTGGATATTGGTGGTTGGCTGTGCAATCACATTATGCACAATAATACTGGTGGCTGAATTTTTAATTCCACGTATATTCCCATCAATTAAAGCAATGATATTGTTAGGCTTGGCTAGTGCAATGTTTTACATGGTATGGAAAGTAGCAACTAGGGATAACATTCAAGTCAAGGATGTAGATGGCGAATGAATTCAGTATTTCTAAACAAGTATCGTATTCAAATAATGAGTGTGTTGAGTAATGGTGAGCAAGCTAGATTTAGTTACTTGAAACAAGTAACAAGCTTAACGGATGGCAATCTTGCCAGCAATCTTAGAGCATTAGAAAGCAATGGTATGATCAGCTACCAAAAGAGATTCATAGGCAGAACACCGGCAACATTTTATAGAATCACAGCAAAAGGCATGGCAGAATTTGACATATTCAAACGAGACATGAAGGAGCTAATAGTATGACAGTTCAGCTAAGCTACGCAGAAGGGGAAGGTAACAATATATCAAAGTTTGAGTGTTATTGTAGTGCAGATGGATGGGTAATTGTGACAAGACATTATAAGCACAAACGAGTTGTTCCTAGACGATGCAAGTATTGTGGCTTGAGCTTTCAAAAGATTAGAGAAATACAATGGACGGAATAGTGCCATCTGGTCTATCTGAACAAGATAAGGCTATGATATTGAATCTTATCACATTCAAAATATCATGGTGTGCAGAGCAAATAGAACGTATGCAGCACTTGGGTATGCCCTCAGATGTGTATGCAACATATAAGCATGAAATGACAGATTTACAAAAGCTGGAAGCCCACATTAGGTTAATCAAAACTACATAGTTAAATATATTTATATACTAAATATTTGGTTACTTTTACTATGACAAATGGAAGGTCAATCAAAGAGTGATGACAGAACAAGCAACTAGACGCAGAAAACCACGTTTTAGCAAAGCAGCAAGAGAGTTTGATGAAGACTTGTTTAACCAAGTCAACAAAATTCGAGACATTGTAAAGGAGCAAGTGCAAGCAGAAATACCAAAATGTCCATCCTGCGGTGGCAATGAGGTATATGTCAGAACTGTTAGAAACCCAGTAGCTGGTGAAAAACCAAGCTATATCTGTAAAAACAAATCTTGCCAACGACATTTTGTATCAGACAATGACTCATACAAGCCACTGTTCATCAAAATGCTGATGTGGCAAATGTTTGCAGTAGGCGGCCCAGCAGCAGCAACAAGAGCCATACAACTAGGACAAAAATATGGTGCTGGCATAGATCAATCACCAGTAATGAGATTCATGATTGGTGCAAGAAAAGGAAGGACTAGCTTTTGATAGTGCAATATAATTCAGCAACACTGGCAAAGAACATGCGTGCTGTGGCTGATGGCTATATGAATTCTTTAGAAATAGCCTCACAGATAGCAAGCTTGCCAGAATTCAAATCCAGATCAATAATGATGGGTCTAAAGAGTGTGCTGTTGCTAAATCTAATTGGCATGGCTATTGGCGATGTCATTAGGTATGGTAAACTTAGGCTAGAATCAGCAACGGAAGAGGAAGTACTAAATGCCATCAGCATGGAATTTGAAAGTGTTTTGACAACCTACATTCGAAACAATCTCAATCGTGTTCCCCCACAATGCCAAGACTGGTACATGAATACTCTGCAAATGCGTTCACATTCATTAAATCAAGAACTTAACTATCTTAGAACACTTGGGCAGCAGAACAATCCTGTAATACAGCCATCAACAGCTCTAGCACGACAACAAAATGCTCAAACCGTCACTTGTGAATATTGCCATCAAGAAGGTGTTTTAGTGCCACAGAAAAGAACATCACACAAAAACGGCAACACTCAAGTAAAATACTTTATGACCATCAGACATAAAGGCGGGAAAGCTAACGGCAATGCATCATACCATGCCATTAATGAAATTTCAAGAGAAGAATTTGAAGAACGAAGGTCTACAAGGCATATGATCAATGAGCAAACTTGGAAACAAAGGCTAGAACAGAAACAGTCTGAACAGGAACCAGACGAACCAAAACCTGCACCAGTTGCAAACAATAATGCAACAAAAACCATGGTTTGTCCAAAATGCAACAAAGAGGGAATGCTTACAGTAAACAGGGACTTACAAGACGGCAAGATGTACTATTATGAAAAAGTCAGACACAAAGATGACACAAGAGCAACAGGATATAGCCACCACATGGTAAGAGCAATAACCAAGGAAGAATACGAATCACGAGCTAGTGTTGCAAGCAAAACAGCACGTGTGAAACATGATAACAATTAGAAGCACAGACTGGCACATGCGTCTAGTAACATGGACGTATGGTGCTAACTATTTCTTCAGCTATGGGAAACTTAGGCAAATAAACCTCTGTCCATATTTCTGGTCAGTAGTACTTGCAGTTGTTACTGCACCATTTGTTGCAATGTATAGAGCATTTCCCAAGCCTACTTTAAGCATTTCAGGTCAAACAATAACGTTTATTGCTCTTGTAATTTATGCTGCGTTATTTACGTGGGACGTTTCTAGGCAAGACTGGTATTCAGCCGGCTTTATTGTAGCAATGACGGTCTTTCTATTGGCAGGAAAAAGATTATTCAAGTTAGTAGATTCTATTCATATTGGGAAAAGGCGTAGAAGAGAGCATAAGCTAAAAGTTCACGAGCCAAATCTTATGATAGAATACTTGAAAGCAAAGAAAAGTAAATACTGCCCAGTTTTAAACGTAGAGTGGAATACAGTTGATGAAAAATGGCAGGATGGTAACAAATGACAATTTATCCAGCCAACTTGGAACGTATAGAAGATGTAGAAGGAGAACTTTGTGAAGTATGTAATTCTGCTCCAAGAATTCGGCATTATTTTAAAGATGGCAATAAGGCAGGGAATGTAATGTGTAGAAATCCAGTATGCCATATTTGGTTTTCTTTCCAATACAATCCGTCATTCTTTTCATCGAGGGGAAGGGCATGAATAGATACCAAATACCAATTGATGCATTTGGCATAAACCCATTATTGCTTACAGATTACTACAACTTTGGGCATGAGAAATTAAAAATCAACACAGATTGGGAAATATCTAACATGTTCAATCGTAACCAACCCATGATTCTGTTTGGTCTAAACTGGACTGTTATAGACATTCTCAATAGAAAAATAACAACCAAGATGGTAAGAGAGGCAGAAGAAAAGGTTGGTGCAAAACGTTTCAATGCTGATCTATGGTATCGAGTTATTGATGAATGTGGGGCATACATTCCATTATCTGTCGAAGCAGTACCTGATGGCACATGGGTGCCTAAAGGCACAGCTTTTGCAAGTGTTGCTAACACAGTTGAAGGCTTTGGTGAGCTAGTCAGCTGGTTTGAAGGTGCATTCATGCATTGCTATTTCCCATCAAATTGTGCCACAGAAGCATTTCTGATGCGTAAGTATTTGGACAGTCAAAAACTATCAGAATGGCGTATTCATAGCTTTGGCTGGCGTGCACAACGCAGCATAGAAGATGCAATATGGGCTAATCTAGCATGGCACCTAAGTTTACCGGGTGCAGATGACTGTTTAACATATGGTTTTATTCCTAAAGAAGTGCCAAAAGGCAGCATACCGGCATCAGCTCATAAAACTACACAACAATTTGATAATGAACTGTATGCATACATGCATCAGATACAAGCAATGCGTGAAGCTGGCGAAACAACATACTCTATGGTAATTGACACATTCAATGCTCAACGTTTCATAAGTGATTATTTTATCCATATTGCAGAAGAAGCAAAATTATGGAATCATATCATTGTTTTCAGACCTGACTCTGGCGATACAGTGGCTCAAGTAATACAAATGTGGGAAAAGCTAAAACCATATCCAGAATTGATGCCTCATGTGGCATTCATCATTGGTGACGGCATGGATTTTGAAAAGATAAAAGAAGCAGACACGTTGTTTAAGGCTTACGGAGTACCATTAGAAAAAGTTTCATATGGAGTAGGTTCTGGCTACTTTAAAAGATTCCACCGTGATGAGCTAGGCTGGGCAATGAAAACAGTGTATAGCAACAATAAGGATAGAATAAAGCTAGCAGAAGACAAAACAAGCATACCGGGCATTGTTGGATTACAAATGGTTGGCAAGTTCATGACAATGATGACTACAGAAGAACGTAACAAAATGGGCTTTAGAGATGGTGAAAGTTTGTACCAAACAATCTACAACTACGATGGCTATGCTCCTTATGAAACATACGAGCAATCATATCTTGATATTTACAACAGAGTTCGTGCTCAAACAGGGGAACAAGAAGCATGTGTCATAACAGATGGGTTGAAAGCCAAGATAGAAGTAATGAAAAAGGAGTTGCTATCATGATAATAGCTTTTATAGGCTCTAGAGAATTTAAAAATATAAAGAAAGTTAGAGAGAAATTGGAAGAGATAAGATTGATCTACAATGCTGAAAATGTAAAAATCATTTCAGGTGGGGCACGTGGTGTTGATACTGAAGCTATCAAAATTGCAAAATCACTTGGCTTTCAAACAGATGCAGAAAGCTACACTCCAAACTTTAATGATGGCTATGATGTAAGTAAATACCATACTCGTAATGATCAAATAATAACAGATGCTGATAAAGTAATTGCCTTTTGGGATGGAAACAGTGCAGGTTCAAAAAGTGTAATATACAAATGTTTAGGGCACACTCCTGTTGGTAAAACTTATCTATTCCGTGATGTTGAGGTTGTATTTGATGCAAATTAAGAACTGGATAAAATGTCACATATTGAACAAGCATTATGCTAATATTACAGGCATGTTTGAAACAGAAAAAGAAGTCAATGAATTTTTTAGAGCTGTAAAATACTACACCATGAGATGTGATAGATGCCACAAAAGAGTTGTTGTTGATTTTCAAAATCCAATAAGAACGGACATATATTATGACAGTGAAGCTTAACAAGCTAGACATCCTGCAAGATAGGATGTCCATACTACAGGGAAAGATAGATGCCGGCATTGGTAATAAAGTACAACTTAGTAAAGAACTGCTTGCCTTACGGGAGGAATACACCAAAATTATAAAATTTGCCCACAGACAGGATTTTAGAAGGCGGGCATACACAATAGAGTAGTTAAATATATTTATATACTCAATTCAGGGTTATACTTTGTATAATGGCAACCGTGTTAGAAAGCCAACAGGAAGAAGTAAAAACTTTTGTAAGCAATTACAAAACGTTTGAAGAGCTAGCACCAAAATGGAGCAAAGTGTTGAAACGTGGAAAAATCACAGCTGAAGAAAGAAGAACATTGAAAAATGAAGCAGCATCTTGCATCATGGGTGAGATCAGAGGCGGGGATGGTTATACAAATACTGATAGATGTGAAACATGCTGTGATCTTTCTAGGGCATTTGGTTACTGGGCACATGAAGGGACACTGAAACAACACAGAGCTGTACCAGTGGGAATATATGCTAACACACCTGTAAAAACGCACAATGATGCTGGCCTGCTTGATCTTGACGTTCTAATTAACAGTGCTGTAGAACATGTGAATGAGGCGCATTCAAAATGAGTGAATTAAAATACGATGAAGACATTAACCTGTTCAGAAAGGCAATTGAGGAACAAGAAAAAAAGCTATCACTGGCAGAAATCATACCAACTTGGTATCCAAAAATAAAAGCAGGATTAATGAAACACACAGAACTTGCTAAAATAGCCCATGATTGTCATGCATGTGTTGTTGGGGAAGCTAGACTTGGACATGATGGTGGCGATTGTGAAGTTTGCGACACACTATCTAAAAAGTTTGGAGCATGGGCATATTATCAAGAAAATTTTGCAACAGGAGGGGAGATAGACAAGGAGGCAGTAGCATATGGGGAACATGAATGTGATTGTGATGACGATGAGGAGTGCGATTATAGTTATGAAACAGCATACACTGGCGTGTCTGATGGCGACATTTTGAATGTAGATGAATTGTTGGCACAGCTAGAACAGCACTACAATGAAGTTCACTTGGGAGAGAGAAAACTATGAGCAAGCTAATCCACGATGAAGAAATCAAACCGTTAGAAATAACCTGTGAACTAGAGCAAAAGAAGCTAAAGGCAAGTGAAATACTAAAAACAACAAAAATCGAACAATGTTTTGGCACTTTGAGGGAAGGGAACAAAAGATGTGCCATAGGAGCACTGGTTACTGATTCTAACGGAGATTTCGGCAACATAACTCTAGCACTGATGGGGACAGGTCTAGATTTGCGATCTGTGTATAGGAATTGTCCTAAATGTGACCATGCCTGCAGTAGAATAGAACATATGATCATACATCTAAACGATATACATGGCGCACCATTCAAAGAAATTGGAGCATGGCTGGAGAGTATTGGAGCATGAGCAAAATCATTCATGAAGAAGAAATTGTTGCATCACAGCCAGTGCAAGAGCAAGAATCAGTAAGAGGAGTTGATGCAGCAACTTTTGCCAAATTCTACAAAGTAGCTCCTAAATGGGCAAAGAGATTTGCAGAAAATGACTTATCTTATGATAGACATACCAGTGAAATGACAGACAGTTCAAGGTGTGTTCTTGGCGAAACATTTGATCATGATGATAAGTGGCGTAGCTGTGATTTGTGCTATGGGTTTGGGTACTATGTCGGCACTACTGCGAGTAAATATATCAACACGGCTAGAAAAAAAGAAGGACTGAAAAAAGTGACAGGATTTCTTTATTCAAAAAATGGCATTTATACTGATTGGGATAAAGCAATACCAGAATTCATAAAGCATTTGGAAATATCACACCCAGAGGTCTTTAACAAATGAGCAAGCTAGAGCAAGAGCCAGAAGAAATCCAGCCATTGCAAATTCCACAAGATGTGTTGGAAGGGCAATGGCAACAATTAACAATTGACGGTAAAAACAAGCCACCAGCATCAACAGATATTCGTGGCGTACCATATGAAACATTCATGAAATTTTACAAGCTTTGTCCTATATGGGCAATCAGATACAAAACTAATAAAGTCAGCAAAAATTGGGGCAGCATGAAGAACGTAGCAGCTTGTGTTCTGGGCGAGTTTAATCATGGTAGTGGCGAATGGTCTTCACGTTTTGGCGATTGTGCACAATGCTATAGATTCGGCATGGGAAGTTGTCTCCAGCCTAGTTTTTACAATGGCAAAAGTGAGGCAACTTGGCAGAGAGCTATAATTGCATTTGTAGACCATGTTGAAGAAAAGCATCCAGAGAGACTAGCATAATGACAATGACGGTAGAACGTGCAAAACAATTGCTTGGCGATGTCCTAGAGATTCATGTCCGTAAGAGTATTTACTTTGGAAAAGTGGAACGAATTCAAGAAATACACTATCTTGGAAGCAGTAAGGCATCACTCATTTTGGTAGCTCCGGGAAGCAACAACCATGTTATAGATACAGATTTGGCAGATATTCTAAAATGGCGTATAGTATCTGGAGAATGGGAAACATAATGACACCACAAGAACGTGAAACATACATAGCTGACTTGTTCCAAATACATGGTGAAACTCCAACCTTTTGTAAAAAGTGTGGGCATTCTGATGCTATTCATGTGTTGGAAATGCCTATACAGGTAAGCAAGGAACAATTAAGAGAGGCAATGTTTAACCCAAAAAGTGTTCCATGTAGAAGAAAAGGCTGCAACTGTGGAGATTTTAGAGAATGAATGGAGCTAATGTCACTCTAATAATTTTGTTAGCAGCAGTTGTAGTTTTAGTTGGAGGCTTATGGGTAATTGCACTCCGACAAGAGCCTCAAGCAACAGCCCAAAGTCAGATGCCAGATTGGGTTAAAGACAATATTGGTGTTGAAGGTGATACTTCCATAGTGCTACATGGTAATACTTCTGAACATGAATTAATTTGGCTATTAGACCATGGATACAAATATTGTGGCAGTGCAGCTGTAGGAATTACTCTTGCACCAATTCCAATTCTTGCCAAGCCGGCTCATTGGGAGATTTGTTAGACATGGGATTACCGGTACCAAAAATAAACATAAACAATGATAAAGAATTGAAAGAATTATTAAGGCAATGTATGGGTAATATGTTAGCTATCGGATGGGAAATAAAAAATGACTAATTTACAAGCTGTACTATGTCCTCAATGCAAAGGAGAACAATTTATAACTATACCTGATCATACTAAAGCTAGAGTGATAAATAAATACACTCTGTTTTTTAGGCGTGTTGTATATGATAATAAAACCGTAACATGTGGTTATTGTGATGGAAAAGGATTTGGCGCAATAGATGTTGACTCATTAGTAGTTTTTGGAGGGCTAAAACAATGACTGAACAATTTTTTGACTTTCCAATGGGTGTATTAATAGGAATGCTAACTATGTTGGTAATAACATTCTTAGGATTATGGAGTAGTAGAAGAAAATGAATATTAAATGCTTTTTTGGAAGGCATGAATTAAAATATCTTGGTATCCAACATCAAAATAATTGTTCTTGTGACTTTTTAGGTATGATGTTAGGATGTTATTACCTTACAAGATGTAAAAACTGTCCAAAGGAGTGGAGAAGCATATGAAAGAAGAACCAACAAAATGTGACAAATGTGGTAGCACCAATGGCTATGTATGCAGAAAGTGTGGAGAATGGGATTGTTTAGATTGTGACGGTGGAGAAATATGATTAGAAACAAGGACACTCTATATTGCAATATTTGTAATGGTGTGGTTATACTTCCAAGTCCAGCTTTTATGCCATGTAATCAAATCTTTGTATCAAAACATATTGATTGTATAGAACATTTGGAAAACTTGAACAACATATCCTATATCGCCAGTGATGGGTGTAGTTCAGTTGTAGAAAATTGGCAAGCAGGCATTTCAAAATGAAACTGTTAGATTTATCCACAATAAGTGATGTCCCAAATGGTGCAAATAGTGTTAGTGAAGGCAAAGTAATCTATGGCAAGCTAAGCACAAATCCGTTAGCTTTACCTACAGTTTCTTGTATTGAGCATGGTGCTATGCTAAATGTTGCAATTATTGAAAAAGGCAAAATTTGGCGTTGCCCAGCATGTAATGTTGGAGCATTTGAACAAACATGCTTATAACTACCTGCAATTAATAGAGGTTCTACAAATGGTACGACAATATGTTTTAACAGAACAGAAACGGAAACTGATTTTAACACAGCAGTTCAAACGTAATTTTGATAATACAACCAAGCAAGAGCTTAGAAAATCACGTCATAGTAGGCTAGAACCTATGGATATTATTTGTAGAAAATGTGAAAAATCATTGCAAGTTGGGGAAGCTATTGTTAGCAGACGTGCTAAAAGCAGCAATGCTGGCACGACCCGTGTTGTTCACTATCATCGTGCTTGTGCAGAGGCAGTAAATATTATTTAGTGAACAAGTAACATCTTTTTATTCCTGTTCATAATACCATGGGACTGTATAATGGAAGAAGACCTGACTAAAGATACAGAATTAAAAGGAACAATACCAATTGATGATGTAAAAGACGTTATGATGTGTTCACATTTGAAAGATGTCACACAGGCATTCCATGTTTTGATAGCTAGACAAGGCAAGACAAATGAAATAGAATGTATTGTATTTTCATGTGAAAAATGTGCAACATTAACAGAAAACACATTTGCAGGTAATGCCCCAATAGACAGCATACTGGAAAAGTACCGTGGCGATGAGTTCTTTATCGGATAAGTAAATATATTTATATAGTAAATTTATGGCAAAATAATAGTAGCTTGTCAAAGACTAAAGGACGGAATTACATTCCATGTGACTACTGTGAAAAGCCAATAGGGGAGCACGACCATATTGGGATACTTAGGTGCCATCAAAAGTGTTTAAAGCCAATGCACAAAAAGCTAGCAAAGAAAGGTATAACACGTGAAATGCTAGAACGTGTTTTAACAATGGCAATTAACCACAAACAGTTCATTGAGGAAATATTGAAATGACTTTTACCTGTAGAAACATCTGTTATGCAATAGGTATAGGTGGATTAGGCAGACATCAATCGCCATACAAACATGGATATGGGCTTTGCACCGGCTGTAGAAAATATTTTGATACTATATCAGTGAACTGCCCATGTTGTTCTCAAAAACTTAGGCGAAAACCACAATGTTACAAAACAAAACGAAAGTGGGCTTTAGATAACAAATACATGGACAACATTGAGCCACGTATAGCTTACCAGCTTTTGCTACTAAATGCACCTGTTGAAAATAGACTATGACCTTTATATAGTAAAATGTATTTATATACTCACTTAAATACTAAATTCAAAAATCATAAATAATTTTATATATATGGTAAAACAACTGGTTGTTGATGACAAGTCAAGTCAACAAGAAAAACGTTGTGAGCACTGACAACGTGGAAGCAAGACGTGTGCAATTAGAAAAACTAGCCGCCATCAGGGATGAACTTAAGAGCATCTACAGCAGGGCAGACGAAGGAGTAAAATTTGATACAAAAATGGTTGTTTTGCAAATTGGCATCAAATTGAATAATGTAGTGAATGCACTAAATGAATTAGAAGGAGTGGAACAAGTTTGAGTGAGCTTTTCAAGCACAACGAGTTTTCCAGTGAAGATCAAAAGATCACCAGCAGGATGTTAAAGCTGGCACAGTATGCACAGGTTGCATACAACAGCAGAATAAAGTTCCCAGTTATTGAAGTTGGGCAAAAGCCGCAGCAGGTAGAAACTGGCATGAATAGCATGATTGAAAGTTTACCAGCATTTTACTTGGAGCTGATAAGAGCTGACTTACGCAGCACAAATCCGGGCACATTAGGCACAATGATGGGGAGGTCGTGCTAAATGAGTCTTGGATACAGGGAACGGGTAAGACGCACGACCTACATCTGGGACAGCTTGCCAGAAGAAGAGAAGAAAAACATTTTTGAATGGTGTCCGATAAGTGACGAAATCATACATGAGCAGTATGGGCACAATGCTGATGTGGATGGCATAATTGGCAAGATGTCAGATGCAGAATTCCAAAGCTTCAACAATGCTGTGTTGAAGCGTTACCGTGCACGAAGGGCAAAGAAAGTTGCAACCATCCGATACTTGAAGCAGGAAGGAAGGGATGCACAGGCAAAGCAACTTGAAGAGGAACTTAAACGGGAAGATGAGGAAGCACAACGTGCAGCAGAAAAAGAGCAGGAGGCGAGTTGCTAAATGGGTGCAGAATTCAAGCAGGTTGACCCACAGTTCATCATGGTGCAGTATGACATCCCTCAAGGCACACCACAAGGTGGTGAACTTAGGGCAGAACTGAAAGCTAACGGTGCAGCAATGGTAACAATGTCAGTGTATATGGTGAGATATACCCCTGAATTGTATGAACGAATTCAGGGCATTTGTGCCAAGCATCCAAGAATCAGATGCTACATAACTACACCAGAGTACCCAGTTGACCAAGCAGCAATGGTGCGCCAGCAGTACGAAGAAGGCTTCCGAGCTGACTTTCACGAAGCAAAGAAAAAGCTGATGTGGTGTGACCAAGCACTTGCTGGTGAAATCTTATGGACTGACAAAGAAGGCAAAAAGCCAGACAGACCATTCAAAGCTAATGAAATCATGCAACGCATCAAGACCGTTGAAAACTTGATTCGTAACATGGAAAAATCATTAGCTGCAAGAAAGAAGAATGAGCCAGACACCAACTTTGATGAGTTGGAAGCAGAAATTCGCCATGACAACAGCTACCTTAACACACTCTACCGTGCGTGCAACACTTACAAGAATCGTGGCATTAACCCTGCCATGAAACTTGATGGTGCAGGAGCTGAATAATATGTGGGAATCTATTGTATGGCTAGCTTTGGTCATCTTAGCTGGCATTTTTTTTATCTGGGTAGTAACCCACACAGCAGAAATTGGAAAGCTGTTAGACTTGGGACTGCAACGTGCAACTGAAAACTTGGAGGGGAAAACAAATGGCAGCAAAAATTAAAGTGGTGGCAGAGAAAGACCTTCGTGTATTTGAACGTAAAGTAAACGATGTGTCCAAAAAGCTAGCAGAAAGCAAGCATTCTGTGATAGCTCGTGGTGCTAGTGTGAAAGGTGACAAGTTTGTTGCCTTTCTCTGGTATATAGGAGAGAAGGAATAATGGCAGGTTGTTATGAAGGAACGGCAATAAGCCATTATTGCTACATCTGCAAGAAATATGGGCAACATGATGAACTAGACCACATTGAAGGGAATGTGCTTCCAAAAGTAGTCAGGCATGTCTATTATGAGGTAGTGAAATAATGACTAGATTTGAAATAGCACGTGCAAAGTGGGAGTTACTTCCACTTCAAACTCGTGAGGCAATACTTGCAGAAATCGTGCCGTCAGTGGAGCTACGCAATGATTTGATTGCAAACAACCTGCTGCATGACTTGGAATACTTACGGCACACACATGAAGAAATCAGAAATGACATCATAAACACACTCACCACATACAAGGAGGATGGATTGTAAATGGATCATGAAATCTTTTCAGTAAAGATAATTAAAACATCACATGGCATAAAGAGTGAAGTAAAAGGCAATGTAGAACGTGGCAGTCTAAGTCAGCTCGCCATAGCAACCACACTATCTGACATACTCAACAAGGTATTGAACGACATGATGAATCAATACACTGATGGCAAATCAGTTGTTGACAATACAACAGAAACTGAAATAGCAAGCTTCAATCCGGAGGATTTGAAGTAAATTGGGTGACTATGATTGGCTTATGTCGTTTGCTGCACTTAGAATAGAGCTGCAAGATATAGGAGATAAATTCAAAGCAGGAGAACTTGGTGAAGAAGAAGGCAATATTCTGGTAGATAAAGCTGTAAAAAACTATTATGACAGATGGGTGCTTTTGCCAAAGCTTGTCAGCATGAAGAGAGAAGTTCTAGGTGGAGTAAACCATTGTGCTGCCTGTCAAATGGACTCTGAGAGAAACAACACAATTGATGAAATAATACAGGAGTTGAAAAAATGATAGAAAAAGATGTCAACAAGATTCTAACGGAAACCATAGAGATACTGGAAGAGATTCAAAAACAGGTAGATGCTGAAACGTTAACAATGAAAGAAGTCCGAGAGCTGAAACAAACACTGCGTGAAATAGAAAGCACTCCAATAATTAGGTGGTATAGGAAAAATGAAAGTAAGAATTGAAGGTGAGAAGATGATAAAAGTAGCTGATACCTGCATGGGGTTTTCTATTGGTGAAATTGCATTTGATTTAGAGGTCAAAAACGGAAAGGTGGTCGAGGCTAAATTGATACATCTGACAAAACCATGTGAACATAAATCATACAAGACAATTGAAGACTTTACATTTTCAACAGTCAGAGAAACATGCAATAAATGCGATAGTGTATTTACATATCCATGGTATGAAGACAAAAGAGAATCAGCACATCAAGACCCAGTGTTTGATGAAAATGCAAAGGTGTGGATACTTAATGAAAAATCTAGCAATTAAAGGCAGAATGCAGGAAAGAGGAGTGCAGGTTGTGGATGAGTTTGCAGTGCAAAATGCACTTGTTAAAGTCAACAACAAGCTAAACATAGAACGTGTTGAACGTTGGTACACATATGACCATAACAAACGACTAGGACTAAACATGAACTTCTACTTGCCTGCAATGACAAAAGCATTGAAAAAGCTAGGCTACAAACAACTGTATGTAACTCCATACATAAATGCTAAAGTCAGGCTAGTGATAGAATGCAGCAAAGACATTGTGGTGGTGCCTTAACATGGAAGAACAAATTCTAGTGAAACCGGGCATGAATATTGATATACACGTTAAAGTTTACGGCTCTGATAAGCAGGTGTTAGGTGAAGGAACATTCCAAATCCCAATCACAAGACAAGGCTACATCAAGAAAGCAAAACAGGTGAGGCGAATAAAGCTATGAGCACAATAACAGACAAAGACTTTGAGGAATTCTACACTAAAGCAGAAGAGCTAGATAAAGAAGCTAGACTACATCATGGCGTAGACATGCCATTTTGTATTTTATCTAAAGATGGCAAGCTTTCAATTGTTGGCATAGTTTCAGAAGGCAAATCACCAATGGATTCACTAAAACCACTTGTTGCTAAATTTGGTGCACAGATGTATTTCTTTGCAGCAGAATCATGGCTGGCTAAGTCAAATAACGTTTCTGAAGAAATGCTAGCAAAGCTAAAAGCTGGAGAACTACGTGTATCACAACTGCCAGAATCTATGAGAGATGAAGCTGTCATTATGGTTGGTGGGTCAATATACGGACATAAGAAAATGAAAACCTTCAACATAGTCAGGGATAAAAATAAGAAAATAAAAGCACTTGAAGAAATAAAAGACATGAAAGACTTTCAATCATCCAAGCTACCCGGTGTAGACAGGAATGAAACAATTACTGGTAAATGCACCATATGTAAAACAGATGTAAAGGCAACAAACTTTCTACAGCACTTCAAAGACCATCACCCAGAAGAACATAAGGAAATAGTAGAAAAAGTTACAGCAATGGCAGGACATTTTGGCATACCAAAAGAGGAAGTTGTAAAGGTGGTTGAAAAGCTACTTGCAAAGCAGGCAAACACAATTTAGGACTGAAAAGCCCGTATTTTACGGGCTTTATATATTCACTTATATACTCATACGTAATATCATAAATAATTTTATATATATGGTTACTGTAGTGTAGGGTGATGACAAGCACGATAAGCATGAACGAAACAGATGCAATAATCAGCAGGATGCCTTTTTTGGAGTGCAAACGAGTTGATTATTCACGACAGCATGAGAAGAGGAGGATAAAGTAAGTTGGTTAGTATAACACTAAACAAGCAAAACCTGCCCAAGCTTGAAGGCAAACGAGCCGATATGTTCAGGGCAACTAGAAAAAGCCTGAACCTGATAATTGAGTTTGAGAATGAAGCAGAATGTGCCAAGTTCTATGCTGATGTGCAAAAAGTGGTAGATGAACTATGAAATCCATAATTCAAAAGGTGTTTGAAGCAACAGGGCCATACAATCCTGACGGTGCTGGCTTGGAACTTTCAACTGAATCCAGCTGTGAGTTCTGGTTGTTTGGCAATGTTGAATGGATATGGGCACTTTGCAACACCTTTGCCGATGCCGTAGTGTTTGAAGATAATGCTGTTGGCTACAACATCAAAAAGGAGCATGAGACATTGTTCTACGAATGTGTGGATGAATACCATAAATCAATAGGAGTAGAAGTTTAATGTCTGCTGACAAATTGCCAGAAACAATAGAAGAATTGTGTGACTATATTACAAAATATGCAGATGGCATCATAGTAAGAGAACAGATTGCCGGCAAGTGGGGCAGTTATAGCTTGACAGAACTGCCTGCCAACTTGGCAATAAAGAATGCACTATTCTTTATAAAAGAAGGCAGAGTGCCTCATAGACTACTCAGTAAAGAGGAAGTGGAGCAAAAGAAACAATGAAGTGTGAATTTTGCAATGATCTAGCTGTGGTACACAGGGTTAAAGGAACACATGACCTGTATCTATGCAAATCATGTGCAGATAAAATGGAGCAGAATCAATAATGACCAACGACAAAATTGTATCAAAAATTAAAAGGAATCCGATGTTCACGCAGCCTAAACGAAAGACTATGGAAATGGTTAGAATTGACCCGTCACAACAAGATACCTGTATTTACCATAGCTCAAGTGGAATCCGTTTGTTCATGCCAACACAGTTGTTAGTCGATATTCCAAATGATATTAGGATAGGGATTCAAAACGGTGTCTTGGCTCAAACAATAGCAGAACTTGAAGACCAAATGCATGTGATGTTTAGGATTCTTGATGAAACACAAAAGCATAGGGCATGGTTAAACGAACCTCGTAAAACTGAACAATCTAAGGAGAAAAAACAATGACAATTCGAGTATTTGGCGACAATGCAGAGGATATTGAAGAAGGCGACATATTTGTGGCTAAAGTAAGATATGTTGAAGGCAGAAAGCTTGTAGAGCTAGAACCATTTCCTGTAGTGAAAGGACATTTAGGAGTTGCTAACAAATAATGCTCTGCTACGATAACGGATGGCTATCTGGCAGAGAATGTGGGTGCATACGAGTTCATTGCTTGGCTTGTCATCAACTAGCCAATATGCACCCACATTTCTTTGTGTTAGGAGGCTTACAGTCATGAATGAAGAAATAACGATACGTGTAATACGTGAACCAAAACGACCAATATGCTTGAGCATTGACCCATTGGTGCTTGATAAAGTACGCAATGCAGTGCCAGACATAAATATCAGCTACATGACAGAACAGATGTTGGACGCATTAGCTAATGATGCAGCCTTCTTGGAAGGCAAGAAATCTAAAGTCACAGTATCAATCCAGTTGGTGAAAAATGAAAAATGAATGGAATAATTGATAAAGTATTTGAGCAATGGGAAACCCAAACAATATCTATTGCACATCCATTCAACAGTGATAAACAATTACAAAGGATGCTACATGAAATAACTTATAAACTAAAGCAAGAATTGAAATCAGAAATAGAAAAACTTGATCTTACTCCACAATCAAAAACTTATTTTGAATGTCATAAAGCAAAACTATTGGGGGATAGTAAAGAATGACTAACAACTATCAAATATGCAAAAAATGCTTGCATTCTATAACATGCCATTATGCAAAAGATGGGATGGAACATTGCAGTGTTTGTGATGGTCATGGAAAGAGCTGTTTAACAGAGGTAACAAAGAAATGACTAAAGTTTACTTGTGCTACACAGGGCATGAAGAAGGTTCAACAATACATCACATATATCTTTCAAAATCAAAAGCAGAGCAATGGGAGATTGAAATGAAAGAAGTAATGAAAAATAAAAGCATTTTAAACAAAGCATGGTCTGAAGCATTTGAAAAAGACGGCAACACAGAAGAAGAGGCGTGGAAAGCATTCAAAAGTTTTTGTGACCAGCATGGGATAAACACTGTTGACAAATATATTTCTGTTGATGAAAGGGAGTTGGAAGAGTAATGGTAAGATTCAGGGACATTAAGCATCAAAAACGTGTGCATCCTGTTTATGCTGAATGGGAACGTTTCATTAAAGGCAAGATGCCGGGATTTCCACACAATGAAAAGCCAATTATTGGGAAAGAGTGGAATATCTATACTTGGGATAACATACGTGTAAGTTTGGTATATCTTCCAGATTACTTTATGGATGGGGTTGACTTGTACGAATATTGTGGTGGTGGGCTATTATCTGATGTTAGACGTACTTATACAAAAAGAGAAGCTGAAAAAGAGATATTCCAACTATTCAAGAAAGTAGAACGACAGAAGAAACGACCAAAGCCAAGTGAGAAATCAACATGAGTGAACAATTTGTAAGAAAATGTATAGCTGATCGAATACATCAGCTAATGCTAGAAGCTTATGGCAAGCTACAGATTGACGATACAACCATGTTCTTTGCTGATTACATGTATGAAAATACACGTGGTGAGTATTGGACTACAAACATGAATCCACGCACTGTAGCCGGCTGTTTCATTTACATAGCATCTGTTTATACTAACAGATTGCAATTAGACACGCATTTTCGTGCCAGATACAGTACAAAAACAGTGGGGGAGGCTGTAGGATTATCTGTACCTGAATCTGGTTCATGTGCTACTATAACCAATTACCGTGAATATATACAACGTAAGCTAGATCAGCTTGGCATATTGAACGCCATGGTTCAAAAATGGATGAAGGAGCACGCATCATAGTATGAAAGAATACAAAATGAGTTTAGGAACAAACGGCAGAATAACTGTTCCAAAGAAGATACGTAGTGAACTAGGAATAAAAGCTGGCGACTGGTTGGGCATATGGACGAAAGAAAACAAGCTGTTCATGAAGAAGGTGAATAAAAAATGAAAATAACAATATCAATTCCACCACAAAGAGTGTTGCAGGATGTTAAAAACCAGCTTGTGCAGGAATATGCTATGGCAGAAAAGATCAAAAACCGAGAAGTGAGCAATAAAATTACAGATGCACTAAAGAGAATAGACCAGTTTTTGAGTAAGTTCCCAGTAACACCGGTCAAAGGTATGCGTATAGAAGCTACAGAAGACTATCTGTTTATTAATATTCCAAACACAAAGGAAATTGAAGTTAGTCAATATAGGTGTGACCCATATGAAGACTAAAAAAATAAAGCCAAGCCAAGTGTTGATAGACACACCACCAAAAATAAAACAGCACTTTGGAGCATATTACAACACAAATAAGTCAGCTTATTGTGTTGTAGGTAGACTTGGCTGTGTAAAATCTATGTTTAAAAATCCATACATGCTGCCTTCAACAATAGATGTTTTAGAAGAATATGGTTTATCACATAAAGACATATGCATTTCATTGGCGTGTCCAGAATGTGAACGTGTGTTTGATGAATTGCCCAATATGTTGGTGCATCTGAACGATTCTCATCACTATACATTTTATGACGTAGGTGCATACCTGAAGGCATTGGGGTATTGAAATATGATGACAATAGAGCAGATAGAGAAAAGATTGGCAGAAATAAAAGCTGTAGCAAGTGACGATGAAAGAGCACATTCAGAGCAAGATGACTTGTTTGAAGATTTCATAAGGTCATTAGACACTCCAGAAGCTAAAAAAGTACTGGAAGTGCTAGACATTGAATTTTCAAGATGGTGTGCATAATGAAAACAAGCTTCACATGTCCATTTTGTGATGAATCAATATATGGAGAAACTGAATTTGCCAAACACAAACGATATTGTTCAAGCAATCCATTGAGCTATGCAAATAATATGATAGACATAAGGAGCAGAAGGCAAACATGACAAAACATAAACCATGTGATATTTTCACAGGCTATTGTGCAGACTGTGCTGCTAATGTAATACTGCTAACGATGGAACAGGCACTAGGAATTAAGCATAAAACACGTCAAAAGGTGACAGTATGACCAAACTAAAAATGCTATACTGCTATAATTGCAATGCTTACCCTTTACATAAAATTGAAGGCAATAATGCTTACTGTCTTGAGTGTGAAAACTGGACGATTATCGACTTCATACCAAACGGGGCATAAGTGGATATTATGATTCAAGTCAGCATTAAATTTGAAAAGCGTGATTGTTGGATAGGCGTGTATTGGAAAAAGAACAGAGCATACAATGAGGCATTCATATGTTTGATTCCCTGTTTTCCTATTTACATAAGAAAAGACAACTTTGGCAAAAGTGGATAATATGACCAAGCTAATTCACACAATACTAACAACTGATAAAGACGGCAAAGAGTATCGAGTTCCATTTTTACATGACATCAACGACAAGGAACATGCCGGCTATCTCTGTAAAGGCTGTAATCGTATGTTTACCTACAAAACCAAAGTAGAAGATAAATTGCCAACACTAATTGGCTATCTATGGAGTGAAAAGATGCAATACTGGGAAAAGGTAGAGTTTTGTAATGAATGTGTAAAAAGTGAAAAGTGGGTAACATGAGTGACACAACACACCCTATGTATTGTCATAAATGTGGTGAGCTGTTGGGCTATTCTAACTTTTCATTCATAGATTTGCTAAGATTGGATAAAGGAGCACAATGGTCTTGCAAAGATCATTATGGAGAATGAGAAGCTATGACCAAAGCTTTAGTTGAACTAATAAACAGACAACGTTCAAAAGGCTATGATTATGACGAAATAGAATCCCAGCTTGTAAAGATGGGCAATTCCGTAGAGGTCGTTAAAGAATCAATAGCAGAATATCAAAAGGAGATGTGTGGGGCATGACTGATAAATTTCTAGAGTTATTAGAATTTAAAATAAAATATTACAAAGGCTACTTAAAATCACATGATGATAGATTCAAGCCACAAGATATAGAAATGGTTGCTGATTTGGAACAATTGAAACAAGAATACTTGAAACAATCAGGTGAAAAACAATGAGTCTTGATGTATGCCGTGACTGTCAAAAAATCATTGAATATAACCAATGGGTGCATTTGTGTTTCAGATGTCATATGAAACAGATTAGAGCAGAAAATCCAGAGCTATGGGAAATGTTGGCAAGAGATTAAAATGACAACACTATATGAAATGTTATATGCAATGAACATACAAACAGTAACAGGATGCCCACATTGCAATACATACACAAAGCTATCCAAAACTGAAGTGGCAGTAAACATGCTTGAGGAAACAGGTTGTTTTGAGTTAATACGAAAAGGTAAATGCCCAAAATGTCACGGCATTGTTGAGCACATTCAGCCATTGAAATTACAAGCTCCAAAAGTTGCTTGTAGAAATCCAAAGCCGGCATTGAAAGCTAACTTTCGTAGAATGCGTGAAGAGATATTACGTGCTAAAAGGACGGGCAAGCTATGAAATGCACTAATTGTGGGGCACATGCAAAATATCTCAACAATAGAGGAAATATGCAACTCTGTCGTTCTTGTGTTGATCTATACGATAGAATAATGAGGCAAGACAATAATGACATTTAGACTTCCAATGAAGTTTTGTAAAACATGTGGGGGATTGTTTATAGTGTGGCCGTTAAAGATGGATGAGGTTCTTGTAAATTGTGGCAATTGTGAGCCACGTATTGCTGCAAATTGGACATATGAAATGTATGCATGGCTATTTGGAACAAGCATTTGCAAGCTTTGCAACCAAGATACAGGATATGAAGAATCATCTAATGTGAGCCATATGGCAAAGCAACACAACATATATTACCTGAACAGTGCAACAAAGGAAAAGATATTCACTAATTGACGAGGTTAGTTTTAGCTTCTGATACCCACAGTAGCCATAGATATAGGGAAACATATTGGCCGGAAGGCAAGATACTTGTTCATGCTGGCGATGTAAGTGCAACAGGTGGATTTGGAGAATGTGCTGACTTTATACACTGGGCTGGGCATCAGCAATATTACAAAGAGGTTGCATTCATAGCTGGCAACCATGATTTTGCTTTTCAAAACAGATTTGATGAACTTAAAGAAATCTTAGACAAGTACCCACATGTGCACTATCTACGTGATTCTAGCTGTGAAATAGACGGCATAAAATTCTATGGAACGCCATGGCAACCAATGTTTGGTGGCATGGCATTCAATATCAGGTTTGAGAAGGAATTACAAAAATATTGGCAGCAGATACCAAAAAATACAGATGTGCTCATAACGCATAGCCCACCAATGAATATTTTAGATGTAAACCATTTTGGTGAAAAGTGTGGCTCAATATCATTACTGGTAGAAGTTATTGATAGAATAAAGCCTAAACTGCATGTATTTGGTCATATCCATGAGAGTAAAGGTAGACACATACAAGATGGCATAACATTTGTAAATGCAGCCATAGTGCCTCAAGTTATAGATTTCTAATTTAGACACCTTTTTTAGCAGGGACTGTTCTAGAAGAACAGAAAATGAATGATAAATTTGGAATAGCAATGATTTATCCTACTGTTACAGGTGGCAGGGAATATTATATCAATATGGCTGCTACAACTCTTACACAATTAGAAGATGGAGGCATGGTTGACAGAATGCCTTCAAACACGACAAGAAATTCAGATGGTTCATGGAGAATATACAAATCTGAAACGCCACGATGGGTTATAACTACCCCATCTGGGGCAAAGCCATGGCGTAATGTTGAGATGACTGCACAAATGAAGCTTGTTGATGCAGGCTCTGGCTCTTATTTACAAATGTATTGTCGTGGAGAGCAACATTCTACAACCTTAAGTGAAGCATGGCATGGTACTGCAAATAAAGCAAGAATGAGATTTGATGGTGCGTTTGGTTTCATTAAAGAGCTTTATCATGAATCAAACAATTCTGGCTATGCAAGTGCTGTTGGCTATACAGCTTCAGGACTTGGCAACATTCTTAACAAATGGGTAACTTGGAAATTCATATGCTACAACATAAACAATGACACACAAACAAAATTGGAAGTATGGGTTGATGTAGCAAACAACAACACATTCAAGAAGGTCATTGAATACACAGATACAGGAAACTGGAATGCATCAAGTGGCTTTTCTGCATTTATGACTAAACTGAAAGGACTATACACAACCAAGCCACCAATTCCATACAATCGTGATAAAGGCACAGAAATGAAGCAAAATGAAATAATCACATGGGGAGGCAATTATGTATCATTTAGATCAGACAATTCTACTTATGACTTCAAGAATGTTTCAGTAAGAGAAATAACAACATCTGCACCAACAGATGTAACAGCACCAACTTTAACAATCACATCCCCAACAAAAGGACAGGTCATATCAGGTTCAACAATTACATTTGCAGGAACAGCATCAGACAGTGAAAGTGGAGTGGCAAAAGTTGAAGCATCTGTAGATGGAGGGCAATATGTACTTGCTAATGGAACAACATCGTGGACATTCACAACCACAATATCTACAGCTAATCATACTGTAACTGTTAAAGCTACAGACAAAGTAGGGAATTCAACAGTAACATCATTGACATTTACACCAAATGTCAGTTTCACAGTAAGCTAAATAATATTTATAAGCAATGAAATATTATTTATTACACATGGAAGAAATACTTCTGTCATGCCCAAGATGTAATGCAGACAACAGTTTTGAAGATGGTGTCTGCAATATATGTGGCTATAGAGATGATAGTGCCTAATGGCTGAAAAGTTTGAATGCCTGCGTTGTGGTGCTATCATGGAAAATGTCCAAGCATGTGAGCTAAAGTGCAAAGAATGTGGTGCACTTTGTGATTGCAGTGATTTGTTTTAAAGTTCACAATCAATAACAGCACATGTTTGGCATACTGGTTTTTTGCACGTTTTACAGAACGATGTTGTAAACTCCATTTCACAGTGCTTACATAGTTCAGGCTTCATACTATAGTTAAATATATTTATATAGTTAAACTTTACGTTTGTTAGGTAATGAAACAGGTTTCATACGCACTGAAGAAAGGTATGAAGGACACAGAATTGCTAAACGAGCTACGTGGCAAAGTATCAGGTGAAACAGGAGCAGAACTGACCAAGTTTTTTGAGGTAAGTGAAGAACTGCCCAAGTTTTACGGCACAGATTTGCCTGACGGCACAAAGTATGACATAACAAACTCCAATCATGAAGTTGTCATGGAAGATGGGGAACATGCTTTGCTGCTGAAATATGAAGTGAGAAAGGGCACAAGAAAGGTAGAAGAAGTGACACAACTGGAATACTGGAAGTACATTTTTACAAAAGAAAACTCAAAAGATGCTAAAAGACCAAGCAATGAACAGGTTGAAGTCATTGCCAACACAAAGGTTGAGCCAGTGCCATATTTTGAAGAACAGAAAGCCATGAAAGATGTGCCGTATGAAGAACTGACACGTGTTTTCTACTTAGCCGGCATAAACGATGAAGGCATGTATTTTGTCCACAAGCTTGAAGGACTGCCAATTGAGAAAACCAAAACGATGGAAGAGATTCTGCATTGGGCAAACAGAGCAGATGAAGGATTTGCTACAAGATGGCAGGGTGACATACTAGGACAGGCTGTAAGTGGCTTTACTGCACGCATTGATTATGTCAATGAAGGCAGTAGGAGACAGACACTGAGTGGCTCAAAGTCAGAGTATGTTGTTGGTGAAGATGAAACAACAACTAGAGCACAGCTATACATTCGTGACTTGCAAAAGCCATTTGGTGATGGACAAAGTTCAGAGCTCATTAGAGACACTCGTGAAAGCAGCTATGAAAAAGGATTGTTCAAGACAATCAAGCTAGGCAACCACCAGCTGGGCACAGATGGCTACTTTGCTGTTCTGAAAGATCAGTATGTGCTTGCAATTCCAGCAGACAAGGGCAAAGGTACAATAACATTGCAGCATCCAGAGCATGGGCAAGTAGTACAAACAATTCCATCAGGACACGCACTGATTCTAACAGGACAGAGAGGTAGAGGACTGGAAACAAAAGATGGAATACAGCCTAGCATTTCACGAAACATGGGATTTGACTAATCCCTCCCCTTCTTTTTGGGCATGTCAATCAATTCGTATAAAAAATCAAGCAGCACGCCTGCTTTGGATGAATGGGCTAATCAAATGATAGACAGAGCTACTAAAATTATAGTACATGATGGCACAGAAGATTCAATGTTTGTTGCATGGCAAAGATACCATCAATTTTTAACAACGCCAATAAACCGTTATTGTAGCATTACTAGATATTATCGTGCAAACAACAAATATTGGGACTATGGCTTAACGGCATATGATTTTACTACTAAGGCTGAAGTCAGATATGAGGAACCAGAACCATTAGACCCATTTATAATTCAAGTATCCCCAAATATTTATGTCAATGTAGCCGATTGGATTCGTGCAAACATTCCACATGATTTACAACATCGTATTGAGTGGTCTTATGTTAAAAATTTGCCTGTATTAAAAGTACAATTCAGGCATGAGTGGCTTATGAAAAGACTTCTTGCTGAACTTAAACCAAGTTGCCCTAAACCTATTGAAGAAGCTCAACTAGAGCCACAAAACATGAAAGATTTTGGCAATATTGATGACTTGAAATGACAATATTTTTATTCTCTCCTGCCTGTTTATCAGGCATTGTCTTATTCAACAACTTCTGCTGCAACTAACACATGGATCGATACAAGTTCTGCAAATTCAATTTTGTATAATCAATGGATTCATTATACGACAATTTCATATCCACCACCTGAACCAGAAGAACCAATTGATAAAATATTTCACTTTATGGATCAAATGCTGCATCCTAGGGAGCCGGTATTACAAACTTATTACAACGGCACTCCAGTAACACTTACATGGAATACAACAAACGTGGAATTGTAAAAAGGAACATGCTTATATTCACTCTTCTGTAACAAAGATTCCGAATAATTGTGGTGGAAAGCACAGCAATTGAAGCAGACTTTGGATTTCTAAAGTCTGCTGACAACAAGCAAGAAGCACAACATCTATTTGAGCAGTTAATTGATATGGAGAATGATACTGTTTCAAATAAGGTCAAGCTCATTGAGCTTATGGGAGATGTTTTTGAACGTGATGGTGTGCCAAAACGAGAAATAGCTGTCAAGCTCACATCAACAATTGGTTATGCAGGAACTGGGGCTGTAGCTGATAGTTGGATTAGAAAGGTAGCAACCAAACATGGCTGGACTAGAGCATATGGTGATAGCAATGTTTATAATAGTGACAGTTCTATAGAAGAGTCATCTGAAACAGAACTAAATGACAAATCACTCCAAAAGAGTGATTTAGATAGTTCCGTTTCTTTAAATACCTTCAAGGACAGAACAGACGCACCGTATTATAACATTCGTTATCCATACTGGAGATTTTTTACAGACATTATTGAAATTTCAAAAAGATGTCGTGATGTTTTAGAACAAGACAAGCAATTAGTTGAAAAAGACAATGGAGAAACTGAAGATGCTGAAATAAACTGGGGAGAATTGTTTGAAGACCACAAAGATATGCAAGATTATTACAAAGCTTTAGGTGATATGTTTTACAACATCAACAAAACAGCAGAAAAGTGCATGGATGGCAGGCAAGCTATTCTACCATTTATGCTGTTTCCATTTGTTGCTAAAACATCATTGACTACAATCAAACATTTCAGCACCAAGTACTTTGTAAAGATAAAATATCTTCCAGATATAACAACTAAAAAATGCACCCAGTTTCTAAAGTCAGAAAACAGCAAGACAGAATTGCTATCATTAACCAGACAGGATGCATGGAAATGGAACTGCATAGACATAAAGTGCCCAGAATGTAGAAAGCACAACGTAGATGGCAAGCCAATAACAACATATCTTCAAACAAAGATGTACCCAAAAGGCACATGGGATTTTGTATGCACCAATTGGAAGATTCACAAGCAAGATGAATTGCACTTTGACCCTGATTTGTTGGGACACAAGCTAAACATGTTTGAGCTAAATTCAAGCAACATGAGTGACAGATACTTGAAAGAGAGGGGAGTAGATTAATGGTGATAAACTATAGCAACCCAAACAGAAATTCAGTGGCTAAAGGTAATAGAGATTCAAGAAAGGTCACTGTGTCATTTATCACTACTAACTTAGCACAGGCTGAAAAAAGATTAGCAATGATACGACTTATTCTTGATGCTCAAGATATAACAAATGTTGCATGGCAAATAGATAGAAAAGATGATTGGGGACACCAAAAGCCATCAACATAAACTTATTTTATAGCTAATACTTCCCATTTCTTTCACAGATGTCTAATGTTGATGATGCCGGCATTACTATGCCTGCTGACATAAAGCCAGCAAAAGAAGGTAAAGAACCTGTTCGTTATACGCCGGCTGATAATATTCGTCTAATCCAACTTGTAAAAGATGCAAAACGTGCTGATTTGCCAATACAAGCAGCATTGGTTTATGTACGAAGCAAGCTTGGCAAACATGTTTCTGAAGCAAAGTATGGTAGAATTTTAAAATTTGTACGTTCACAGGAAGCAGCTGATGTATGGATGTCAGAACAAGCTAGATTTGGGTTTGTTACTGACTTTAGAGAAAGAAAAGATACAGCTGAAAGACTGTTAGAAAATACTCAACGTGACTTGCTTTTGGAAGAAACCAAAAACAAAGAAGAACGAGACATTGATACAATCATGGAGTTACGTAAATTAGTAATGCAGCTGAATGATAATGTCCATACATATCAGTTAGGCAGTTTTGTTATTGCAAGAATAAAGGCAGATGTTGATGCAGCCAAGAAAGTATTGTCTGGCAGTGCATCGCCACATGCCATAAACATGGTAAAGAAATCAGGTGAAGATACATATGTCATCCCAACCAACAACACCAGTCAAGGAAGCCAACAAGGAGATATACGGCAAGAGTCAGAGTTTACCGAGACAGAATTTTGATTCGTTCTACGGCAAAGCCTTCTGGCTGTGGAACAAATTAGAACATCGGAGACTCTGCTATCCTGGTATTGGCGATATAGAAAAGAAAGAAGATTATCTTAAACGTATAAGTCCAGAACAGCTAAAGCTTACCAGAAAATGTTGCTTCAATCACATGATTGGATTGCCTGTAAAGAATGGTGTTGAACATGGCATGTTTGAATATGAAAAAGAAATGTATGATGCCATGCAAGTACACAGAAGAATATGGGTAAAGAAAGCTCGTGGACTTGGTGTTACTGAATTTATCTTACGTTATATGGCATGGTTGTGTCTACGTGATAGAGAATATTTTGGTGCACAGATGGCAATTGTTGTTGGCCCTAAGATGGAGCTTGGGGTCAAGCTTGTCAATAGAATGAAAACTATTCTTGCAAATGTATTAACGGAAGAATACAAAGCAAATCAGATTATACTAAATGGTTGTGAGATAGAAGCTTATCCATCTAACCACACAGAAGCATTACGTTCACCTGAAAATATGAAATTTATATTTCTTGATGAAGCTGACTTTTTCAATCCAAATGAGGTTAGAGAAGTGGTTTCAGTGTCAGAAGGTTATACTGCAAAGTCAAATCCATACATTGTTATGGTTTCAACACCACACATGCCCGGTGGCTTTTATGAAACAATAGAAAGAGATGTGACATCGCCTTATCACAAAATAATATTGCCATACACACGTGGTGAAGGATTGATATACACAAAAGAAGAGCTTGCTGAAGCTATGAAATTACGCAGCTTTGAGCAAGAATATAATTTAAAGTATGGCTATGGCAGTGGCAACATGTTTGAAGGAGCAGCATTAGATGACATAACACAAGATGCATATGACTTACGAATGCAAGATGGTGAAAAAGTACTTGCTGTCGATCCGGGTTATGGTAATGCAGATGGTTCATCAAAGTTTGCAATTGTAGGAGCAGAAATGATTGATGGGATCATTTACATAAAATATGCACAGCAGATAGCAAGAGCTTCACCAGAAGCAATGACTGCACATGTGGCAACAATATTCAAGCAAGGTGGCTATCATGTATGTAGAGTTGACGGCTCACAGTCTGGCATAATACGTGATTTAGAAGAAGGCTCATCAAGATTGCAAAGACCACCAATATCTGTTGAACCAGTGATGTTTAGGGAAATGCTAACAGACATGAGTGGATTGGCACCAACACGTGTACGTGAGAGAATGGTTAGAATTCATCCAGATTTCAAAGATTTGATTGCTCAATTACGTTCAGTTGAAATAAATGAGAGAGGGCATCCTGATAAAAAGAAATTGACGTTTGACTTGGGTGATGCATTTTTAATGGCTGTAAGTTATTTCCAGTCAGGTAATGTATTCTTTGACAAAATATAAAACCTGCAAAAACTGTAACCACCAAGTGTTTGAGTATGTGGTAAACTTGGATATTATGCTTCTTCATTATGGCAGTGTTGTTTATTGCCAGCATACTCCATGCTCATGTCAAAAGCCAGAAATCTAAAAATTCATATTTGTGATGAAAGCTAAGTTTAGAGTACCATGCCAATACCAGATGGATTCGTATTAGATAGTACAGCATCAAGTGCAATACATGTAAATGACGCAGACGTAGTTGCCACATTGAATTTGGTAGCACCACAGAGCCTAGCACCAGAAACAGGATACCAGATTACATTTGACTTGCAGAACAACCGTGCAACACCAGCTGATGTAATGTATCAGGTAGTTGTTAACGGAAATGTTGTGAAGGAAAGTGATGTTTCAACAATAGATGCAGGTGCAGTAGCTTCACAGACAGTGCAGCTAGATGGCTTTACAAAAGCAGACAGAGGCACAGATGCAAAGCTAGACGTAAATACATACAGAAAGGCATAAGGAAAATGCCCATACCTTCTTTTTTTGTTCACGATTCTTCAGCTTCAACAACTATTCATATTACAAAACAACATCACAAAAAACACAAGCATGATTGGGAATTCATTTGGAATGTTGTACAAAACATTGCAATAGGATTGGCAGCATTAACAATTGCAATATTGTTAACTTCTCATTAATCATTTTTACCAAAGCAAGTTTGGCGTGACTGACTTACCTGCACGTCAGAACTTACTTCGACAAGGCATCCGTTATCAGAGTGAAATCCTGTTTTCATCTAATTTCTCCATGAATTAGTGGAAGCAAGGTTGGGCTAGGCACAGAATACCAAGAGCTGGAGACTCAAAGGATAGTGCCTAGCTCACTTTTATAACTATATTAAAATATATGATATTTAGTAAAGTTTACTAATGGACGCACTTGCTTATTGTGCAGCAACTCATAATACATTGCAAGAGAGGATAAAGAATTTTGAGGAAGCAAATCACGAATATTGCAAGCTAGTAAGATGGCAAGACCAGATGACTTTTGATTTGGTACGTTGTGCCGAGTTCACAGCACTAGAGCCATCATATTTTTCAGCTACAAAACTATATGGTTTTGCACCTAAAAGCACATATCACCTGTGCAATGATATTTGCCAAATCCATACTTAATTAAATATATTTATATACTAAAGCCCAGTTTTGTATTTGTATGGCGTTAGTCCATGAAGAGGAAATAAAAGTCATACAACCAATACAGGAACAGGAAAAGCTGAAGGCAAGTGAAGCATTGATAGCAAACCCAATGAAGTTGAAACAAAGTTTTCAGTTTCTAATTGATTTTGAACCGTTCCACAAAAATTCATATTGTGCAATTGGGCTATTAGGTAAAAATCTTGGCATGGACGATGATGCTTTGGGAGATATTGATTATGAACACTATCAGACAAAAATTTTGAAGCAGTATGGGGTAAATGGCAGACAAAGGTATGCTTGTCCCGAACATAGCAGTTGGACATCAATGTCACTTGCAGAACTAATACCACATTTGAACGACACCCATTGTTGGACTTATGAAAAAATAGGTACATTCTTGTCAACTTTAGGATATTGACAAATTGGCACCCGGCATAACTTGGGAAGAAATTGCAAGCATAAGAGCAGATGAGCCACGAGCTTATTATCAATGTCCCAAATGTCGAAGATTCATAAGATTCATTGGCAGATTTAACAGACATGTTGATAAGTGCAAAGGCATGGAAAGTAGAGGAAGAAAGCTAAAGTACAAGGTGGTATTATAGCATGAAGAAAATAGCTGGAGAGCAAACATACGAATTAACAATAGAAGAGATTGCCAAACTATTGAAAATAGATGAACCTATAACAAAGATTTGGTGTGATGATTATGATGGCTATAATGACAAGATGCCATCTAAAGTTTGGGTAACTGTCAAAAGTGGCTAATATGAGCAATACACACATTCTTGATATGGAAAAGTTTACTCTCGATGGTCAACCTATTATGAGTGATGACATTTCGATAATGATTTCAAGGTATCACCATCTCCATCCAGAAGATGAGTTGTGGGCACACATAGTTGCTGTAATTGTTGGAAATAACTATACTCAAAAGTACAAAAGATCATAAATGTTAGAATTAATACTTGGTGGAGTTGCAAGCTGTGTCTTGGCTTTTCTATTTGGCTATAGCATAGGATGGTCTAAAGGTTGGAATGATTCTGAGAAGGAGAACGACAAAACACATGTTCAAATGTGAAAACTGTGGAGCAGAATTGCACACAGATGGCATTTTTGTTTGGTGGAAAAATCATTGGCTATGTTTAGAATGCACCATGATGACCATGGAGAAGAAAACATAATTGCCAACAAGAGTATGGTGTCCTAAATGTCAATCAACAAAAGTTGGAGTTTGGTTTGATGAGTGGGCTAATTGTCGTGGCTGTGGATGGGTTGATGAACGTGAGGTCTTTGAACATGATGTTCCGTCATAGTTGAACGATTAACATTGGCAACAAAGTCTAGTTATAGCCAAAATAAGCTCTCCAATAACGAAACCCAGTGTTCTGTAAACGTGTAACTATCGAATTACCAACCAAAGATGCAAAAATTCACGTACGTCCACTGGGGGACATTCATCTAGGCAACATAGCTTGTGATGTTGACGAATTCAAAAAGCATGTCAAATTTGTTGCCAATAACAAGGATTACTACACGATTGGCATGGGTGATTACATTGATAACATCATGGCTTATGCAGGAGGACAGGTTGACAAACGTTGGAATCCTGAAACAGTTGACAGACAGCATATGATGACTGAGGAGCAAGTTGAGTATTTTCTACAGTTATGGCAGCCACTGAAACATAAAACTTGGGGACTATTGAGTGGGAATCATGAATGGCGTACCATCAATATGAAACGATTTATTACCGACATTTGTAACCCGTTAGGATGCTCATATCTTGGAAGATTAGCCTACATCCATTTGAGTTGTAAGTATAAAGGGCAAACAATACGAAACTATTTGATTTTAGCTTTGCATGGAGGTTATTCTGGGATGCAGGCAGGAGGGTCAGTGAATAGAATGAAACAGATTGGGTCAGATTTTGATGCAGATGTCATTCTCATGGGGCACAATCACGATACTTGGACTAGAAGTGGAATCAGAGTAGGGTATGATTATAAAACAAATTCACCAATTGAAAGAAAAATATTGTATTGTAATACTGGCACATTCTTGCAAGGATATGCAAGAGGAGTGGACGGGTATGTGGAAATAAATCCAAAAGAAGCTAAACGGGTAGGAACTGTGACAATTACTTTCGACCCATATAATGGTGCCATGTATGCTCACGACTAGATATTTGATTTATACTGTTCTTTAGGAGTGGAAACTTGTGTCTCTTGCTAGGAAAGCCTACATGCACGAATACAACAAAAAGCCAGAGTTAAAGGAAAAGAAACGTATTGCCGAAAGAATAAGACGAGTAAAAAATAGAATAAGCTTGATAAAATTATTAGGAGATAAATGTGCACAATGTGGATTTGCTGATTATCGAGCATTGCAGATAGACCACATTAAAGGTGGAGGCACAAAACATAGACTCCTTTTTCCTAACAATGAACAGTTTGTAAAATATTATTTACGTCATCCAGAAGAGGCAACGACAATATTCCAGATTCTATGTGCTAATTGTAACTTTATCAAAAGATACTCTAACAATGAAGTTACACACTATGATATGTATGGGCAAGTGATTGCAACATGAAAGGCAAACGTCCCTACAAGACAATCAAAAGATCGACAGAATCCGACTTGCTGCCGCCAAGTAAGCTTGAAGGTGTGGGAGCACCAACAAGACTAGATATAACAGCTTACATTTTGCAACGTGCATATGAGCTAGAACATAGTAAACAGGTGCCTTTACACCTGATAAGCACAATAATAAGCAATGAGGTAAGAAGCATGGGCTATGATTTTAGCCGGGTTAGAAAGGTATTGCCTGTAAAATACAAGAATCCACACTTCCAGCACCATAAGTAAATATATTTATATATTATTACCAAGTTTTAATCTGTGTGCGTTATTGCAGGCAATGTAATGGGTATGTAGCACCATTTAACAATTATTGCTGGCGATGCTGCTATGCTAGAGATAATAAGGTCTTTGATGTTTTGTCAATAATCGAATACGACATGGGCGAGATGTTAGCTGATAAACGTGAGTTGGAGATAAATGCACAATGACTATTGATGCTTGCCCAAAATGTGGGCGTGTGTGTAAAATACACGAAGTTGTAAATTCTTGTTCGCCATGCTATTATCGATCACTAGGCTATGAAAATCCTGTTCTATTGACAATAGATTTTGAAATAAGAAATATGATAAGATTTCCAGAGGTAGACTAATAATGGCTATTGGACTTTGTTTTCAGTGTGGTTGCAAATGTAAAGTGGACAATGCAGATAGGTGGGGCAGCAATTTGTGCTGCGCCACATGCTACTATAAGATTGCTGGCTATCCTGCTCCTATAATTTCTGCAATCATTGCCGAAATGAGAGACATGCTAAAAGAGGTAAGTGCATAATGTCACCAGAAATATGCCCATTATGCATCAAGTTTAAACCTAAACATCTTCCTAGATGCTGGAATTGTTATTTTGATGACTACGGATACACAGACCGTGCACTGTCTGTACTTACCCATCACCTTTATGACATGTTGAGTGGCAGCTAATGAAAGAGCCATATTGTTATGCTGATTGTCCAACTTGCCAAAGCTTTGGGAAAATATACAATGCATGTGGGTCATGTGCTAAATGTTATTATGCAGAAAGTGAAAGTTTTGGTGGGAAAGGATATGCTGTCATAAACACAATAGAATGGGAGATTCATGAGATGCTCTTTTCAGAAAGGTCAATATATAAAAACTTAGGGGATACGTACATGAGCTTCAGTAATTGTTCCAAATGTGGCAAATTGTCTTTATTGAGGGCATTTCCTGAAAACTTATGCTCTGCTTGTTTGTATATTCAAGTAGCAAAAACCTGCAATGTTGTATCTGCAATAGAATGGGAAGTCAAAGAAATGTTATACCCAGAAATGACAGCATTCTACAAACATTTTGTGGGGTATAAAGAATAATGGCACATTGTGGTACAAAAGACTGTCCGTATTGGTCAGATGTGCCAGCCGGATTCTGTTGGCGTTGTTGGTGGACAAGAGTTAGCAGAGAGCCAATATTGAGCATAATCATGTCAGACATGACGAATATGTTGTTGAGGGAATAAGAAATGACAAACAAATGTGAATGTGGAAATTATAAAGATCAGATAAACGGCTATTGCTGGTCTTGCTATGTAGAGTATGTTCACATTTCAGACATAGGTATTGTGAAAGCTATAGAACTGGAAATAGTGGATATGGTATTTGGTGCAAAAGAAGCAAATGATAGGTGGCGTACTAGGAAATGGTAAAATGCAATTGTGGTATGTATAAAGAATGGGGACATGACAACTGTTGGTCATGTTGGCTATCTAGAAACAATCGTGGTGCCAATGCTGTAAACATAATAGAGTTTGAGATACTTGAAATGCTACATGGATTTACAGGGGCATTGCATAGGAGAAAAGGTAAAATTGACTAGATGCATGTGTGGTGACTACAAACATAATGGATGGTCACTATGCTGGAGCTGCTGGGCAAAGATTCTACAACCAAAGACAAATGCCACACATGCAATAGAAAGAAACATTCTTGAAATGATTTATGGTGTAAAAGGTGCTATGGTTAGGTGGTCATACGTTGAATAAATGTAAAGATTGCTTAAATGTAACTTATTTCACCGTATGTTGGAGCTGTTTTTACCACAAGAATAACAAGATGACTGCTATAGAGGTAATATGGCATGAGATGAGTGAGTTGATAGCAGAAAAGAAAACTTCGACAAATGGAGATGAATGAGTTGAACAAATGTATATTGTGCACCAATGTAACACAATATCGAACCTGCTGGAGTTGTTATATCACTATATTGTCATTATCAATGACAGAAGCAATATACAGAGAAATGGTAGAGATGCTAGGCAAGAAGGGGATTGAATAGCTTGAACAAATGTAAAACAGAACATTGTGATAACTTGACATCAAGCAGGCTATGCTGGAGTTGTTTCTGCAAGTCACCAATAACAGGACAGACAAACATCACACATGCCATATTTGGAGAGATGCTAGAACTGCTAGGCAGGATTGAGGCAAGCTAACTTGAAAAAGTGTGTAATAAAAGAATGCGATAGTGGGACAAACACAGTGCTATGTAGAAGTTGCTATTGTAAGTTAATGGACTTTGATATGACAAATGCCATATTCTGGGAAATGAAGGAAATGATAGAGGCAAATACTTCCTCTTCTGATGCTAAAACTGTGAATGGGAATCGTGGTGGATGAATAGATGCATACATGTAATGCTGAAAATTGTTTCAATTTTGCCAAAAGGTATGTTTGTTGGAGCTGCTATGCTAAAGAATACCATAAGAGTATAACTATTGCAATCTATTATGAGATGAAAGATATGCTAGGAAAGCTGGCGAATGTAGATTGAGAAGATATTTAGAACGTAATGCAACTGGATTTCTCATGAGAATGTATCCAGAGTATAGAGTGGTAGAATATGCATCAGTTTTACAGCCAAAATACTACTGTCTTTCCTATACAGACTCAGAATTGAAACTATTAACACCTACAGAAAAGATATACCTGCACATTGAAGATATGATAAATGAAGCAGAATTGGCAGGTTCTAAACAATGAAACGTTATCCAGAAGGTGCCTACAGTATATTCACACTTACATATGACCAGTATATGGCATTGACTGACGGAAGAGTGCCTATACCAACAACATGTGAATTTGTAGATATTGATGTGTATGATGAAACACTCATGGAACTACCTAAACACGACCTGATATTCTATCACATTGCTGATATGTTAAATGGTGAAAAGGCATGAGAGTATCTTCGAATGTTATGGAATTTATCAGCCGAGCACCACGTATTGAAGGTAGACGGGCATTTGATTCCACATATGTTAATGAAAACGAACTAAAGTATGTGGATAAAACACTGCTAATCTGGTTGCATATGGAAGATATGATAACTGAAGCTCAAATGGAGAAAGTAAAGCCATTTGAAGATGAATGGGAAATACAGGTTTAAGAAGTCAAGCTATATATTCTCTATCCACATTTCTACCCATCAATGAATAAAAATAGTGCAATAGCAGGCGTTGTTTCTGGTGGAGGCATACTTGCAGTTATAGCTACTCTGCTATCATTGTCGTATGTCAATCCTGACGACAGCAATAGTCTAAATGGCAACCCAAACGACTATTCACAAACACAGATACTTAAAGCAAACAACCCAAATGATGACTATTCTAAAGATCAAGGTGTGATTTACCACGATGATGGCAAGCTTATTTATGCAAAACATTTCCAAGCAAACGAAGTCATAAAAATGACAGTATCTTGGGATAAAACAATACATATGGATAAGGCTGACAAGTTTGGCGATGTTTTTACTATCTTTGAAAACAAATCTGTGGGAACGGTAACTATGCATGGACAATCATCTGGAAAAACATTGCAAATCACATTACATTGAGTTGGAGCTTGTCACAAGACATTGACATACATACAAAAGTAGTTCAGGCAACCAACGAGATAGTTTATGCTCTACAGGAGGCTGGTCTAGGACAAAATGAAGCAAGAGTTGTTGTGCTTTTGCTTACTAGAGGTTCTTTATCTGCATCTGAAATAGGAAAATATCTAAACATCCAACGAACAGAAATTTACAGATACATCACCACATTAACAAAAAAGAACATTTTAGAAGCTTATCATAAGAACAGAAAAACACTATACAGTGTGACCACATTTGAAGACATTGTAAAAACATTGATGGCTTATGAAGAAGTAAAGTTCAAAAAGCTATACAATGGAAAACAGCTTGTTGATTTGTTGCAAAACACATATGTTAGAAAAGCTTTGCCTGCACTTGAAGACGATGCTGGCATTATTCAGGTAATTGAAGGTCATGCCCCACTAATGGCAAGAATGAGAAAGATGGTGGATAATGCAAATGAAACAGTCATGATTTTGGCAACAGAACGATACTTGGCTAAAATGTATAATGAGTCAATAACAGATGATATTTTATCAGGCAGGCTAAAAGTAGGTTTTAAGACACCAACTAGCAACGTCTCACAATACATTGGATATGACGATAGCAGGGAGAAGAGACGAGATATTTATATAAAAAAGATAGAAATGATTGTGCCTACAACTTTTCTCATAATTGATGATAAAGAAATGATAATGATATTTGATGATATTATGACAAAGAAAGATACCAGTGCAGTTTATACTACAAACAAGGGATTGATAAACACATTCAAGTTTGTATTTGCGATGTGTAATTAATGCACAGCTTTACAATTCATACAGCTTGAAATAACCTTTCCATCACTCTCATATGTTGTATGAGCAGATGAAGGGCACTCACAAACACCACACCCAGCAGACTTTCTCTTGGGCGGGTCAACTTGTTTAAGCTCACCACGTTTGAATGCATTGTATATTTTCATTGCCTCTTCAAATATTTCTGATGGCTTTTTTGTCTTGTAAACAGGCTGGACTGGAAGATTAGCTACGTTCAATCCATCTTTATCAAACACAGTTCTACAATGCCTACACCATGCAAGAACAGTAGTTATTTTCCTTCCTCTTCCCCCCGGTGCTCTTGGTGCTATTTGTATGCTATCAGTCTTTAGAAGCACTAGGTCACTTTCACAGATTTTGCATGAATGTGGGAATATGGACTTTGCCATAATTTAGCTATGTTTGTCCTGTTTAAATATTTGTAGTAGAGACGTTAAGATTGGCAGATAGCATAATTTATAATCTAGGCAACATTGTTACTGGAAATACAGGTTTAAATACGCCACTTCCATAATCGTTGATTGTGGCAGTAGCTAGCATATTACTATACAATTCTAACGTAGTCAAAGCAACTCCTAGCACAGACCCGGTTTTCATGACGTATGGCAGTACAGCTTACATGTCTGCTCAAGTTAAGGACGCAAATGGAGCTTTTGTTCCTAATGGCACACCTATCAATTTTTATCTCAATGGAACGCAGTATAAGCAAATATCAACAAATAATGGTTATGTTACATGTATTACTCCTGCACAAGACATTCCACTGGTTGCTAACCCACAAACAGTTGTGGCTAAAACACCAGATGGTGCTGTCGTAAGTAATTCTATGTTGTTATATGTAGGTTCAGCTACGGCTGCTCCTGTAGTATCAATTGCTTCACCTGTTGCCAATGCTACAGTAACAGGAATCGTTCCAGTAAAGATTCAAGCTGGTGCTTTTGCTGGGATAACCACAGTTCAGCTATTTGTTGATGGTGTATTGAAATCATCAATAGCCGGTAATACTAACAGCCAGATTATGGATACTTACACGATAAACTTGGACACAGCAACATTAAGTACAGGCACTCATACATTGCAAGCAAAAGCTATCAATGGCTACAATGTCACAGGTTCTTCAGCAGTTGAAAGTGTTACAGTTTCCAATACTCCTACCGATACTACTGCACCAACAATAACAATAACATCACCTGTTATTGGTCAAGTTGTTACCGGCACATCTGGGAACGTTCCTGTTGGTATATCAGGCACTGCTTCAGATTCTGGCTCTGGTATTGCTTCTGTGAAAGTATCAGTAGATGGTGGTGCTTATCAACTAGCAAGTGGTACTACATCATGGTCTGCTTCTGTAACCATAACAACATTTGCACAACACACAATAAGTGTACAGGCTACAGATGGAGCATCAAACACAACAACAGTATCATTCAAACTTGCACCAACAGTAAGCTTTACTGTGAGTAACTAACAAAACGTAGCAGGATTTATAATCCGGCTAACCACCCATATGTTCTAAATGTCACGGTATGAGTCATGCAGGGCATGTGGTAGTGATGCTATCATATTCAACAGACGTGTTATCCAAGGCAAAGAAATATGTGTTCGTTTTTGTAATGTGTGTGGGAGTGTAGATAGACTGTGAATATGAAGATATTGCTCATACTCATTGCTGTAGGAGTTGGCGGCTTAATTGCATGGGCAGTTGAAGCTAAAATACAACACGATGCAGAACTAGATGCTAAAAGATTGAAAGAAGTGTGCTATGGCACAGGCAAATATCATGATTGGGTTCAATTCATACATGTAGGAAGCAGCATTGTGCCTATCTATCATCACACAGAAATAACAGAATGTAAGGTGGTGCCTAAGTAGTATGATTCCAACACCTATTGTCTTTTGCACTATAATAGTTGTTGCAATTTTATTAGCTGTTGCTGTTGGTCGTGCTCTGGTTTCTACAATAAAGGTTTCTCCTGATGAAACACAGATATACCATACGACAAAAGCAACAGAAAACTACTTGGCTACACATCCATATTGTTTACAGCTATTCATTAACAAATGTACTGATAACAAATGCTCATTTGAACCTGTAATTGTTTGCCCACACAACGGCTACTTTAATATCACAGGTGCTAAATGATTTTGATGACAGAATACACGCCTACACAATGTATCTATTGTGAATGTTTTTGTCAAGATGCGTCTGGCAGTAAGATAGAAGAAGTTGCTTGTAGTTGTAAATGTATCTGCTGTAGAACATCAACATAGTTATAAACACCTGATTTTGTAATAACACCTATGACGATTGTTCCACTAGATGAGCAGGATGCTGAAAAGCTAAATACAATAATGAAAAAGAAGAACCTAGACGAGATGGCTTGTGCTTTAAATGAAGCTATGAAAGAAATGGCACCAAAGTATGGTATTACTGATTCTGATATTGTTACAGTATCAAACAATGATGACGGCAAGACAGTTGTGAGAAAGAAATGAGTGAACTAAATCTGGGCAGAATATGCTATATTTGTGGTGAATATTACTTGAATCACGATAACGAAACATTAGATCGTTGCTATAAGATAGCAATGATTGATTTTGCTAACTATGCTGTAGGGGAAGAACGTAAAAAATGAAATTCCTTCCAAAACCATGTTGTCAAACAATGAAAGAATATGTTAATCATTACTCAGAACGTCCAAATTGGGATGCAGGGGAAATAGGCTATTTTGTGCCACAAGGAATGAGAGCAGAATATGAGAATAGGGGATGGGCAGTACGTGGTGATGGTATTACGTATCTTCCAGACATTATGTTCTGCCCGTGGTGTGCCAAGCCTTTAGAGAAAGGAGAAGAAGTGTGGCCGTTATGGGAAAAGAAAGAGGCCGAACAATGAAAATCACATACAACGGATTAGAAGTAAAAGATTGTTACATACGTACCCAGTGGGGATTTGAACTTGAATGTAGCAAATACGCAGCACAATTAGAATGTGAAGAAGTCATTGTGCAATTAGTTGGCAACACATTATATATTGATTTCAAGACTAAGGCTTTTGATGTATTCAAATGGCATGTGGTTGACTGGCTTCATATTGAATATATGGATGTAAAACAAGATGCAAAGGAATCTTCCACCTGAAACAGAACAAAGCTTATTTTGTAGAAGACAGGTTACATTCATGGTTATGGGATTCTGTTGCAGTGACCATTTACCGTTAAAATGCATACAATATATTGCAGAAGCTAAAAATAAACAAGTTTTTGTTACAACTCAATTTCTATCTCATGGCGACCCAAGCTGTGATATTTGTGGAGTAAAAGCATTCTTTCAGGTGAGCTATGAGCCAAAATGAAAACAAAAAAGATATGGTCTAAAGCAGCTATGTATTTGATTAAAGACACATTGCTACCTGCACAAAAATACATCAGATTCAAATGTTCAATATGCTTGAAAGATGGCTTTCTTAGTTATGGCAAAGTACGTGAGCACAAACGTAAAGTACATGCATATTGAATAGTTCTTCTTTATTTGTAACCTGTAATTGTGTTCTGTTAGCTAACTTATGGGAATTCTAGATAAAATTAGTTCTGCTTTTACACTGAAGAAAGAGAACTTTATTTTCAACGAGACAGTATCTGACCCATTTGACCCAATGCGTCATGGCAGTGTAAATGAAGCAATAAAACAATCTAGCAAGGTTTCTGACTTAAATTATAATGGCTATCAGTATGTAATACAGCCAGAAGTTCCATTTCGTACAGCATACAAGTATTACACAACAATAGGCAAGGTACAGAACGTTGTGGATAGCTTTGTTGCAGCCATTCTTGCACGTGACTGGTATTTTGATGGCAATGAAACAGCAGTAAAGCAAGCAGAACAGTGGGATGATGATTTCAATGAGGCTACAACCAGACTAATAGAGAACATGGTTAGGGACTGGCTTATTTGTGGCAACAACATGATTGGTACTACAGATTGGATGCCAGTGCCTTTGAATACAATTGTTGGAATGAGAAGGGACGACTACGGCAAACCAACAAAATACATTGTTGCTGTTAATGGCAAATGGGAAGACCTGCCACTGGATATTGATCAATACATTCATTCCAAATATATTGAAATCAATAGAGCACCATGGGGCATTGGTTCATTTCACAGCTTGATGACTTCATTTGAGTATGAAGGTTCAGCCAGCCAGCCATTTCTTGATCTATACCGTAAGCACATGCAGAATCTAGCTAAAATTGAAGATAAGTATGCGTCACCTATTGTTGTATGGGCTTATGAAAACATAACAGAAGAAGCTTACAGAAAGCAGCGTGATGCTTTGCTTAACATGAAACCGGGTGATAGACGTATCACAAACAGAGCACCAACATTGCTTACTGAAACAATTGATGGTCGTGGTGGACTTATAGGCACAATAACACCAGTTATGGATGCTGAATTGGAGTCTGGCTTGCAGAGTTCGGCTATTCGTGAAATTACAAACCCAAGTGCAATGGCTGATGCTAGAGTAGCAAAAGCAAGAGATGATGTTAGGCTACTTGGCTTAATGAAACGTATTGAACGTATCTTCAATGTTGAGGTACTTCCACGTGTATTCAAGAAGCCTGCCCCACCTGTAAATTTTGCATGGGGTGCAATTGATGATTTTGAAATTGTAATGCCGGCTGGGCTTGTAGATGCACTTGGCTTAGGCTTGGTAAGTGTTGCAGAAGGCAGGGAAATATTAAAATCAAGAGGATGGAAGCTAGACGATGTTTTGTATAACACAGAACAGCAACAAAAACAACAGATGCAACAACAGCAACAGCAATTAAGTCAGCAGATAGCACAAAAGAACTTGAGACAATTAGAAATGCAAGAAAAGACAGAAGAAAACAAACTGCTTGCTTCTGAATTACTACGTAAAAAGATGGAAGAGATGAGAAAGAAGCAATGAGTGAACGTCCTAAACGTCCAGAAATACTTGGTTACTACTCACCTGAAACAAGACAAAAGCTACAGATAAACAAAGAGGGCATGACTACATTTGACTTGGGAAAGACAATACCGGGCATTGAGAAAAGATTTACACTCATTGTAAAGAATGAATTTACATATCCGGTCGAGCTTACAGACCCACACACAGAAGATAAAGACTTGCACATAACATCACATCCTAAATATCTAATGCCGGGACAGACAGGCAATGTTGATTTTACATTCAGTCCAAACACTGAACGATTAGTTCCTTTGAATGCATCATGGGGCTTTACATGTGTTATAGGTTGATGAATAAATGGTAGCAACAGTTTTGATTAGACGTTTGACAGGAGCTGGCCCTACTGCAACAGACATTACTTCTATAAATACACGTGCTAATGCGTTTGACGGTCATACTACAGCAGATACCACACACCCAATTGTAGTTCCCACCTCTGGAACAAATTACAGCTATTGGGTAGTTACACGATTGGATGCTACTGTAGCCCCAGCCACAAACATTACCAACTTGAAGTGGTACACAGACGGTGCTAACGGATTTGGTACTGGTGTTACATGCAAAATGAACACAGCAACTGGCTATGTTCAAGCTACAGGGACACAAGATACGACAGGCGATGTGCTGAATACTACAAACTATTCAACATTGGCAGGTGCAACTTCAGATTGCTTTGCTTTTACTTCAGGTTCGCCAAAATCAGTAACAGGTTCACAATCTAGCACAGGACAGTTTGGTGATAGGGTTGTGTATCAGATTGAAGTAGCAAGCACAGCTAATCCCGGCCCAACTAACCAAGAGACTTTTACTTGGACTTATGACGAAACGTAGAGTTCATAGGAGAAGCACAATACAATGTCTTCTAAGGTTCAAACAGTAGCAGAAGAGAGCCAAGAACAGCTTCCTGTCTACAAAACTTATCTAGAGTTTTTCTTACACTACAATGATGGCAGAATAATGCAGCTTCTAACTGATAAGAAAGATCAGCTTGCTGAAAATGAATGCACGTGGGGCACATTGAAGAGGGAAGGCTTGGAAGTTGTTGATGTTTATAGAAAACGTGAAGTTGATGAAGGCGTATTTAGCAGTCATCTTATCTTTCAGCTCATTTTAGAACCTGATAAAAAATTTATTTGGACAAGACGCACCATTATGGAAGTTGGTAAACCAATAGCTGCCTTTTGGATCATTGGCTGGAGGAAAAACATAGCTGGCGAAGATGTTCAATCTATCAATTTGATATATGAAGAAACTGATATTATACAAAATCTGCCACGTTTTAGAGAAATGGCACCATTCCATGCACCTGACTTTAATGCAGCTGAAAAGTAGCAATAGTTCTTTTCACTATATAATAAGCAACTTTCTTATTCATGCCACGTTATATTACCACAGTTAATGCGTCAACCAGTGCTTCTGCCGGCGAAGATATATTTGTAGAAATTTCTGGTAAGGCTGAAATATATTTAATAAGGGTGAGGTATGGTGACGGTACTGACACTACAGGCAAAGACTGGGACTTCCGTGTAAGACTTTATCATGAAACCACATCAACTGCTGGTTCAAGTGTCACTCCAAACGTCTATCCTATTGATCAAGCACAGAGAGCATCAGCATTGACACTTAAAGCAAAGAACGGAACAACGGCACTTGCTCTTGGTGGTGGAACTAACACTGTTCTAGACACTATAATCAAAAACGGCAGGGAAACATTTGAGTACATAGCAAGAGATGATACGATGGCATTTGTAACAAAGACTTCCAGCAGCTTTTTTGCAGTATGTCTTACCACACCATCGTCAGTTGGAGCACAAAAGTTCCAAGTCACAGTAGTGTGGGAAGAATAACTTGACATTCAAGATAGTTGCTGTTTCTGATAATGGCGATTCCACACATCATGGCTCAGACAGCATAGATAAGATTAACAAGTATTTGGCTGCAACTGCTGACCCTGATGGTGATGTTGTTGATATTGTTACAAATACAACTTGGAGAAATCAGGTTCCAAGGTTTAGAAACCCTGCTAACACGTTTGCATATATTTTGAATACATCAGCTGTAGCTGCTGATAGAAACATAACTTTGCCATTGCTAACAGCAGATGATACATTTACATTCATAACATTTGCACAGACTTTAAAGAATAAAACATTAAGTGATGGAACAAAGGCAAGTTCTGATTTAGCAATAAATGGTGTACTTTCACCAGCTCAAATAACAGCAAATCAGAATGATTATAATCCAACAAACCTAAGTACTGCAAATTGGCTGAGACTTTCAACAGATGCAAGTAGAAACATCACAAGTATTGCAGGTGGAGCAGATGGCAGAGTTTTAGCACTTCATAATATAGGCAGTTTTAATATTGTACTAAAAGACGATGATGGTTCTACAGGTACAGCAGCAAATAGATTTGCATTAAGCTCTGACATTACATTAGAGCCAGACCAGTGCATTATAATTCATTACGATAACACAACACAAAGATGGCGAGCATTATCAACTCCAATAAGTCATGCTGCAAGACATTCGCCATCTGGAGCTGACCCATTACAAAAAGAAGTGATAAGTGGGCAAACAGAAGACACTGCCCCAGATGCAACAGCAGATTACATTCTTACTTATGACGCATCTGCTACAGCATTGAAAAAAGTACTACTTAGCAAAGTTTCACCTGTAGGACTGCACGATGTTTGGATTCCAGCAGCTGCATTTTGGATTACAACGACCTCTGGTGCTACAGCATTAGCAAAAACTGAAACAGGCACAAACAAATTGAATTATCAATCCATATCATTTGCTTCTGGAGCAACAAATAGAGCTGAAACAACAATTACTATGCCTAGAAATTATAACAACGGTACAGTTAAAGCCAGAGTTTATTGGCTGACAACTTCTTCAAGTACTAACAGTGTTACTTGGTTTGTATCTGGTGTAGCTTTTGGTGATAATGCAGCAATTGATGCAGCTCAAGGAACACAGCAAAGCATAGCTGACGCAAATAATGCAGCAAGTACCCTAAACATATCAGGGCAAACATCTGCAATAACAATAGCTGGCACACCAGCAGATACAAAAATGATTCAATTGAGAGTAGAAAGGCAATCAGGCGACACATTGGCAGCAGCAGCTCTATTTATGGGAGTATCTATAGAATATACAACTGACGCTGCGGTGGCTGGATAATGATAACAGTAGATGAAAACATTTTGATACTTCAAGAAACAGATCAATGCACAATTTATTGTGATTTACAAAGTGGGCAAGAATGGATAATTAGAGGAAAGTGTTCACATCCTGAAAATCCACCATGTTTAGAAGGTGCTATCAATCCTATATTAGATAAATTTGAAAACGGCAAATGGAATATTGATAGATTGGATATACCAACAAGACCAGAAGGTTGTAGTTGTAACTGTGGATTATCAGGGGAGTATCTGTAATGGCAACAACACTATATTTTCATGCTGCAAGTTCAACATTAACGGGCACATTGCCAACTGCTGAGCAGAGCACACTGACTTCTGACCAAGACGGGGATGCTCAAACAGTAAATAGAACAATGGACACCACGATAGGTGGTGGGCAAACTAGCATAGCCCAATCGAGTATTGCAGTAGCAACTCTCAAGAAGTATTACTATACAAAATTTGTAAGCCCAAAGCTAAATCAAACATCTATAGCTGCCAATACATGGACATATGATTTTGCAGCTGCTGAAAGCAACGCCAATGCTAATTTTCCAGTTTCTAGTAGCAATCAGGTAGTTTATGTAAATGCATATGTCTGGAGAACCAGCAACGGAACAAAAACAGGTACTA